CTGCGCACTTTGGGGATGCCGCCCGCCTCCTCCGATCTGAAGGCTGGGTTGCCTTTGATCCGGAGAGCGGGGCGGGCCTGCGAAGATCCAGCCGCCCCGGACACGGAAGGGCAATTCGCCAGTATAGCCTCTGGCTCCCCTCCGGGCGGCGCCGCCGACTCGTCGCCACTGGCACCGCAGCAACGCGGGCCGAGGCTATCCGCCAGGCGCAGCCTGCGATCGCAAAGGCGCTCTCCGCGCCACTCCGCCCGCTGGAGCGACTCCGCCTGCCCTTCCATCTGACCTATAAGGACATCGCACCATGACAAAGCCGACCACCCCGCCGCCGGCCCCCACGCCGGCCGCCACCCTGGCCGCCCTCCGCGAGATGGAGATGGCCCTGAAAGAGAGCAACCGATGATCACCGCCACGATTGCATCGCCACCCGACTGCCTGATCACCCCGCCCACCGGGGAGTGCCCGCACGGCAGCCATCGCCTCCAGGGATATGGACACTGACCCGCGCTTTGCCGAGCGGCCGCAGGTCTGGCCCGAGCGCTCGGCGGCGCTGCTGGCCTGCGACCAACTCCACGAGCTGCGGCCGACGCCGGTGACACCCCACATCCCCGCCGAGTTGCGCCGCCAGCAGCGGGCCGAGATGGAGCAGCTGGACCTCCGGCGCACGCCGGCAAACCCGGCGCTGTTCGAGGTCGGCGAACTTGACGGATGGCGCGGATAACGGAATCAGGAATCAGGAATTTCGAGAATGTACGCAAAGGAGATATATGAACGACGACGATCTGACTATTCTCCCCACGGCCTGGTACTTTGTGGCGACCTTCGGGCGTGGGCAGATTCGTCTGCCCCGCGCCCGCATCGCCAAGCTGGCCGCCGCCGCGCTGGCCTACCTCCAGCGCTTCGACCCGGCCGCCCTGGCCGCCGTGGTGGCGCCCTATACCCGAGAGGAGAACCGCTGATGTTATTTGATCTTGAGCAGGCCATCACCGACCAGGCCGCAGCCTGGCGCCAGGACATCATCGACAACGAAGGATTCGACCCGCTGGAGTTGGGTCCGCTTCTTCCCGATGAGGATCGCGCCGAACTGCTGGACAGCCTGGCGTCGTTCCGCGCCGAACTGGAGCGGTATATCCCGCCAGCCTGGTGGGCCGCGCTGGGCTGCCGCGTGGAGGCGCGCCGCGAGAACCTTGAGGAGTATGTCTCCGTGTTGGCCTTCACCTACGACAGCAAGCCCTGGCTGCTCTGGCGGGATTATTTCTACAACCCCAACGGCCTGTGGTCGATCCAGGGGCCGCTCGATGTGGCCTACGACCTGGGCGAGTTCGATCCCTTTACCACCATCTGGAAGGCCCTGGCCTACTACCGGAGCTTCACCGCTACCGACGCGCCGCTGGTGCTGCCGCTCGAAAGGAGCTAGCACGATGCCTGACCCGACCTACACCATCTGGCGTGGCGAGATCATGGCCACCCTCTGCCGCGACGATGGCCACCGCTGGCACTTCGGCGGCTACGGCGACCCGGCCCGCGACATCACCCAGCCCGGCTGCGCGATGGTCGCCGCCTACATGGACGCGCGCCGGCTGAACACCACGACGCTGACCCTGATCGACATCCTTGACCTGGCCAAGGCCGGCACGCCGGACTCCACGCCCGCAATCGTGCTGGCCGCCCAGGTGGCCCAGATGCGCCAGTCCCTGGTCTCATCGAACGGCCAGCGCGACGAGGCCCTGGCGGTCTGCCGGCTGCTGGCCGACGCGCTGAAGCGCAGCCTCTACGCCGGCGGCTACGTCGCCCTCCGCCCGGATGATGCCGCCCTGCTCGCCGCTGAGCTGGCGAAGATTGGAGTAACCGCGCTATGAATACGCTTCTGTTGATCTGGTCGCTGCTGCTGGCCGTGCCGCTGGTCGATGAGTATCGCACATGGGGGAATGGTCGGCCGCTGAGGCGTCGCCGCATCGCCATGTGGGTAACCGCTGGCTTTTGTGGATGGGTGCTCTCCAGCGGCATCGCCGCGCTGCTCCTGATCGCGCTGGCCGGCCTGCTGTTGCTGGTGGCCCAGGCCGCCGTGGTTGTCCTGGGCGTCATCCACCTGCACGCCGCCTGGATGTGGCTGCGCAGCCGGAAGGCGGTCCACGATGACTGATCCGACTGCCGTCGTCGAGCCGCCGACCATCGCCGTCGCGGCGCCTGTTGAACTGGCTGGCCAGTGCGTGGCCGCCCACATCGTGGTCTGCGGGATCTGCCTGCGCCGCGTCCCCATCTACCACCCGCGCGGCATCAAGCTCACGAAGGAGTGGGCCGAGCGCCAGGTGCGCGCCCACGGTTGGGTGCGCAGGGTCAAGCCCGGCTGGGTCTGTCCGAACTGCAAAGGAGCGAAGTAGCGATGAAGAAGCCGACGCGCCCGGCGCTGCGCTATTTCGGCGGGAAGTGGCGGATTGCCCCCTGGATTATCAGCCACTTCCCGCCGCACAAGATCTATACCGAGTCGTTCGGCGGCGCCGCCGGCGTGTTGCTCCGCAAGCCACGGGTCTACGCAGAGGTCTACAACGACCTCGACGGCGAGGTCTGCAACCTCTTCCGTGTGTTGCGCAACCCAGTCCAGGGTCTGGAGCTGCAACGCCAGCTGAAGCTGACGCCATTCGCCCGTGAAGAGTTCGAGCTGTCCTACCTGGCCGATGGCGATCCCATCGAGCAGGCCCGGCGCACCATCATCCGCGCCTTCCAGGGCTTCGGATCGGACGGGGTCACCGGGGAGCACCGCACCGGCTTCCGGGTCAATGCGAACCAGTCGAGGACCTCGCCGGCGCCGGACTGGGTGAGCTACGCCGACAGCCTGCACCTGTTTGTAGAGCGCCTGCGCACGGTGGCGATCGAGCAGAAGCCGGCGGTCGACGTCATGGTGCAGCACGATACGCCGCGCACCCTCCACTATGTCGACCCACCCTATGTGTGGTCGACGAGGAAGATCAGCCGCGGCCACGGCTACCGGCACGAGATGAGCGACGACGACCACCGGTCGCTGGCCGAGGTCCTCCGGTCGCTCCAGGGCATGGTCATCCTGAGCGGCTATGCGTCCGACCTGTATGACATCGAATTGTTTTCAGACTGGAAGCGCGTGGAGCGTGAAGCCCTGGCCGATGGCGCCGAAAAGCGCACGGAGGTCCTGTGGCTTAACCCGCAGGCCTGCGCACATCAACCCATGATGGAGGTTCATCATGAATGAAGATACCGAGGTCCTGGGCGGCGGCCGCCGCGCCCCCGCCCCGCTGGCCCCGCACAAGCCGGTCTGCTGTCACCGCTCGCAGGATGAGATTGCCAGCGAGCAGGAGTCAAAGCGGCTCCAGCAGCTGGCCGTCGAGGAGATCTCTGTGCTGCTGCGCGCCGAGTACGTGCCGGCCTGGCGCCTGCTCCTCCCGCTCCGCAGTACGGCGCTGACCCGCCCGGGCGACATCAACACCGCCGAGGATATTTTCCAGCATCTTGCCCGCGAGCTGGTCGAGCGCCACCTCGTGCAGGATGGCCGCTGGCGCGCCTCCGCCACGCTGCTCCAGCTGCGCGCCCTCTACGTCGCGATGCACCAGCGATTCAGCCCGGAGCAGACGCAGATGATGGCGGTGCCGCGATGAAGCCGCACACACGCAACCCCGACGCCTGGGCGGTCCTCGACGACCCCGAGACCTACGCCAATACACAGGCGCGCTTCGAGGCCGGCGAGCGCCAGAGCCTGGCCGACTCCTTAGGCGTCTCGGTCACGACCGTCTACCGCTGGGCGAAGGAGTTCGCATGGCCCCACTTGCGCCGCCGCGAATGGCTCGAGGAGCGCAAGGCAAAGGCACTGGAGATGATCGCAGCGGGGTACAGTACCCACGCGATCCGCGAGGCCACCGGGATGGCGCAGACAACCATCGACGACATGCGGGATCCGGAGGACCGGGAGCGCCGCCGCCAGGCCTGGACATCCACCCGCGCGGCGAAACCTGGACCCGCGCCGGCAACGCGACCCGCCGGCCACGTCGGCGGCTGGTTCTGCTCGTCGAACGGCTGCACATGGTGGGGCGCCGATGTCGTCGCCTACAAAGCGCATAAGAAGATGCACGAGGAGGTTGCCGATGCCGAGTCTGAGTCTCGACACCCGCGCCGAGCGCCGCGCAAAGCGGCGTAATAAAAAACTGCTGGAGCGCAACCCGCTGCTGGCCGATGAAATTATCGACGGCAGCCTCCGCAACTGGCTGACTACGCCGGCCGCCGAGAAGGAGGCGCTGGTCGGCATCATCGAGAGCGCCGATGACCTGTTTGTCCGGCTGGCCAAGGGTATGCGCCGCAACGCCCGCCGCGCCGCCACCTACCGCGAGCTGGTGGCGCGGTACATCACTCCGGAGCAGCTGGCCGCCGCCGACCGCCAGATCACGGCCTACCCCAGGGACCCGGTCTACGCCGTGGAGTACTGGTTTAAGTACCTGGCGCGGGTCAACCCGCCCGAGGCGCACCGGCGCTGCGCCAACCGCCCGCTGCACGAGGGCATGCGGCACTTCCACGATCGCTGCCCGTGTTGTGGCAAACCATTGAATCGCATCGTCGAGCCGCCTATGCCTGAGCAAGTAAAGTTGGAGATCTAACCCATGACCGATAGCGACATCACCGTCACAGATCTGTTTTGCGGCGCCGGCGGGTCCTCGACCGGGGCGGCCGACGCCGGCGCCCGCATCCGGATGGCACTCAACCACTGGGACCTGGCCATTAGGACGCACAACGAGAACCATCCACAGGCCGACCATGATTGCACCGATATCTCGGCCTGCAACCCCAACCGCTACCCGTCGACGACGATCCTGATCGCCAGCCCCGAGTGCGTCAACCATAGCTTGAGCAAGGGGGTGAAGCGCAAGAGCCGCCAGCTGTCGCTGCTACCCAACGGTCAGCCTGACCCCGCCGCCGAGCGCAGTCGGGCGACGATGTGGGACGTGGTGCGCTTTACCGAGCGCCACCGCTACCAGCTGGTGATCGTCGAGAACGTGGTCGAGGCCCACTCCTGGGAACTCTACGAGGAGTGGATCGCCGCGATGCGCAAGCTGGGCTACGAGTCGAAGGAAGTCTTTCTCAATAGCCAGTTCTGCTGGCCAACCCCGCAGAGCCGCGACCGGATGTACGTCGTGTTCTGGCGCAAGGGTAACCGTGCCCCAGATCTCGACTACCGCCCGCTAGCCCGCTGCGAACCCTGCGATCAGGATGTCCACGGCGTGCAGTGCTGGAAAAATCCGATGAAGCCCTGGGGCAAATACAAGCAGCAGTATGTCTACCGCTGCCCCCGCTGCGCCACCCAGGTCCATCCCTACTACTATGGCGCCTACACCGCGATCGACTGGTCGATCCAGGCCGAGCGCATCGGCGACCGCCGGAAGCCCCTGGCCGCAAACACCCTGGCCAGGATTCGCTACGGCCTGGAGAAGTATGGCACCCAGGCCAACCTGATCAAGCTGGCCCACAGCGCCAACAACCCGGCCAACTATGTGCGCCCGGTCGAGCGTCCGTTTGCAACCCAGACCGGCTGCCATGAGACTGGCCTGGCCGTGCCGCCAATGATGGTCGTGGCGAACTATTCGCCCGGGTACTGCAAACCGGCTAGCGAGCCGCTCGGCTCCATTACGACCCGCGATCACCATGGCGTGGTTGCTCTGCCCTTCATCGACATGCAGCGCGCGAACAGCGCCGGCAGCCGCATCGATCAGGAACTGCCCACCATCTGCGCCGGCGGACGCCACCATGGCCTGGTGGTCCCGCCGGGGACCCACATCAGCAGCTACTACAGCAACGATAAGGGACATGCCATCACCGATGCGCTTGGCACCATCAGCACGGTCGAACGCCACTCCCTGGTGACCGCGCCGCCCTTCATCGCCAGTTACTACGGTGGCCGCCACGCCACCCAGCTGCTCGACGAGCCCCTGCCCACCGTGCCGGGGATGAAGGTGCATTATCTGACCCAGCCTGGCCAGGTGCCTGAGGTTGAGGACTGCACCTACCGCATGCTGGCCGTCCGCGAGATCGGGGCAGGCATGGCCTTCCCCGCCGACTATGTCGTCTATGGAACCCAGGACGATCAGGTTAAGCAACTTGGGAATGCAGTGACTCCGCCGGTGATGCGCTGGCTCAGCGGTCAGTGCATCGCATCGTTGAGCTAAGAGCTAAGAGCTAAGGGCTAAAGCATAAAGAAGAAAGGCAAAAGACGAATGACAACGAAACCTGTAGAACACCCGATCCTGTTCAGCGGCCCGATGGTATTGAAAATCCTGGCCAACCAGAAGACCCAGACCCGCCGGGTTGTGGTCCCCCGCCAGAGCACGCCGAAGGTGGCGCCGCTCAAGATGGAGCCGTGGTTCATCGGCGATGAGCGCCAGACCTACGACGACGGCCGGCCGCTGTGGGTCGGCTTCCACCCGGCCTACGAGGTCGGCGGCGCCGAGGCGAAGTGGTTCGCCTGCGATTACGGCCAGCCCGGCGACCGCCTGTGGGTCCGGGAGTCGTTGCACGAGAGAGACGGCACATGGTTCTACGACGCCGACGGCGCGCCGGTGCTGGTCGCCGAGTCCGACCGCCTGGCGATGATCACATGGGCGCACCACAAACAGCAGAGCTACTGCCCATCGATCCACATGCCCCGCTGGACCAGCAGGATCCTGCTCGACCTGAAAGACGTTGATGTACAGCAGGTTCAGTCAATCTCGGATGCCGACATCCTGGCAGAAGGATTCCCACTGGACCCGCCGAGCAGCATGATGGAGACTGACAGCGCTGTCAGTGGAATAGGCGCCAGAACGATGGTGAGAGTCGGCGTAAGAATTGGCGCGAGAACAGGCACCGGAAATCCTTGAGAAATCGGTCGTAATTGGATGAGAACGCTCGGCACGCCTGGGCACTCAGGAAGCCGCAAAACGGAACGACGTTAATACAGGAGAATACCCATGCTTAAACATTTCCGCTATCTGCGCTATGTTCTCCGGCATAAGTACTTCGTCTTCATCGGCTGCCTGCGCCTGGGCGTGCCGCTGCGCCAGGCCATCGTCCACGACTGGACCAAGTTCCTGCCCATCGAGTGGCCAGCCTACGTCGAGCGGATGGCGGCCGGCCGCCACTCGACCTGGGAGAGCGTCGCCGACACGCCGGCCTACAAGCGGGCCTGGCGCCATCACTGGAGCGCAAACGCGCACCATTGGCAGTTCTGGATCATCGACGACGAGCCGACCCCGATGCCCGAGCGCTATGTCCGCGAGATGGTGGCCGACTGGTACGGCGCCGGCCGGGCCCAGGGTAAGCCCGATATCGCCGGCTGGTATGCCAGGGGCAAGGCCGAAAACCGCTACCACCTCCACCCCGACACCCAGAAGCGCGTCGAGGATCTGCTGGTCGAGCTGGAGGACTGAATGAACCTGGCATCATTCCTGAACATCGAGGAGGAGACCCGCGAGCTGAGCCTGCTCATCGCCGCCGGCCTGGCCGAGATGACCGCCGACCAGCGCGCCGCTATGAGCGAGCGGCTAGAGATGATGCTCAGATGGCTGCGGCCGCCGGCGCCACTGGTTGCCGAGGGGGAGTTGAGCATCGAGGTTGCTCATCGTATGATGGAGCCACGTACACAGACAGAGGAGGATCAGCATGGGTCAACTGCCTGAATATCCGTGGTTCGACCAGGTGCCCGAGGGCCTCAAGACCCGCAACCAGCTTGCGGAAGAAGGACTCGTCCCAACCGGCGAGCCGGTGGCCATGGTGGTCTGGAAACGTGGCAAGCGGACGGCCCTGCTCTATAACCGCGGTGCGACCCGGCCGAAGAAGAAAGCCACCTACGCCCAGATGGCCGCGCTGGAAAAAGCACGTGCCGCCAGTGAGGCCAAGCGTTGGACCTGCGGTGGCTGCACCCGGGTGGTGGTCGGCGGCCTCGACGAGGATGGTATCTGCGACGAGTGCGTCGAAAAGGCAACGCAGGCCGAGGTGCGCGCGGCCCGCCGCAAGGGCGCCCGCTGGTCGCAGAAGCTGCTCGCCGGCGACACCGTGCTGCTCGATGTCGAGACCACCCGCCTGTATACCCCGGACATCGTCCAGATTGCGATCCTGCACGTCGACGGCCGCGTGCTGCTGGATACGCTGGTCCGGCCGAGCCACCCGATCGAGGAGGGCGCCCAGGCGGTCCACGGGATCACCGATGCGATGGTTGCCGGCGCGCCGACTATCCTGGAGATTGCCGACCAGATCGAGGCGGCAATCGTTGGCCGCACCGTCGTGGCCTACAATGCCGACTTCGATTATGGAGCGATGCGCTCGGCGCTCGAGCGGGCCTGGGACCCCGCGGGCGAGATCCGCTCCTGGGATCGAGCCGACTGGTCGCGGGCCTGGGTGGACCGGGCCAAGTGGGTTGATGCAATGCCCCGCTACTCAGCCTGGGTCGGGGAGTGGTCGGACTACCATGGTGATTTTCGCTGGCAGCGGCTCCCCGGCGGCGACCACTCGGCGATGGGTGACTGCCGGGCGCTGCTTTCGATTCTTCAGATGATGGCCAAGGAGGTCGAGGATGTCCAACAAACTCCCACTGAGTGAGGCCGAGCTGCGCCAGGCCCTGGCCGCCGCCGGCATCGAGATCCGCCCGCATCACGACGGCCCGGCCTACGGATGGTTCTGCGCCTCGCCGCTGATGCCCGATGACGGCCCCTATGCGTCTCCGGCGGCGGCGCTCGAGCATGGACTCCAGACGATGCTGCGCCGGGCGCTGGTCTCCCCTGACTCTATTATGCCGGTGTTCGAGGTTGGCGCACAGTGGCGGATCAAGGATACCGTGTTTGCCGACTCGCCCGACCCCGCCGACCACGTTGTGCAAGGCCAGATCGTGACCCTGGTTATGAAGGTGGCCGATCGTGAATGGCAGGTCGAGGGTGAGGGCCTGCCGGATGGGTATGGCTACTATAGCGAGGATGAGCTGGAGCCGATTGAAGCAGCGATAGGGAGGTCCTGATGACGGCAAATATTCAAACGTTCACGGCGGCCGCCGATGTCGAGGGTGTTGGCGCCGATCATGATGCCGAGGCGGTCCAGGCGGCGGTGACACGAGCCGAGGAGTGGGCAAACGGGTGGCTCGACGATATGCGCAAAGCCATGGCCGATGTTCGCGTGTCCGCGCAGACGCTCTACAACGCCGAGCGGAATATCTATGTCCACGTCATTACCATTGTGGTCGATGAGGATGATGTTGCGGAATCCTGACCGATCATTCCGCAACCGAACAACCGCCCTGATTTCGAGGGTCAAAGCACCCCGAAATCAGGGCCATTTATACCGTCATACGGCTATGAGAATGGTGATTTTCGAAAGCGTAGAATTCGAGGTATTTCCGATGACTGATCTGACTCTTTTTGACCGCACCGACCTGGCGCCAACCGACGCCGGCGCCGGCCTGCCGCTGTCGCAGAACCCGGCCGTGGTCTACGTGATGGCGCTCTCCGCTGGCAGCCAGCGGACTATGCGCATGTCGCTGAATACGATCGCCCAGCTGCTCGGCTATCCCGATCTTGAGGCCTGCCCCTGGCGCGAGCTGCGGGCGCAGCATACCAGCGTTCTGCGCGGCCTGCTCCAGGAACGCTATGCCGTGGCCACGACCAACAAGATGCTCTCCGCACTCCGGGGCGTGCTGCGCCAGGCCTGGGAGATGGACCTGATGACGACCGATGCCTACCAGCGCGCCGCCAACTTCAAGAACGTGGAAGGCTCGGCCGCGCCGGTGGCCGCCGGCCGCTCGCTGAGTCAGCGCGAACTGAATCGCCTGATGGAGGTTTGCCTGGAGGATGAGAGAACTGGGGGACAACGGGACGCGGCGATCATCGCGGTGGCCTACGCCACCGGCGCCCGCCGCGCCGAGCTGGTCGGCCTCGACCTGGCCGACGTGACGCGAGAGGAAGGGGCGCTCAAGGTCGTGATCCGGGGCAAGGGCAAGAAAACCCGCACCACCTATATGCGCGCCCCGTTGTCCGATGCCCTGCTCGACTGGATGCAGCTGCGCGACGCCGAGCCTGGCCCGCTGTTCCTCCGGCTCCAGCACGGCGGACTCCCGATGAGCGACAGCCGGCGGCTTAGTACTCAGGCGATCTACGAGCTGCTGCTGGCCCGCAGCGTCCAGGCCGGCATCGAACACTTCAGCCCGCACGACCTGCGAAGGACCTGTATTAGCAACCACCTCGACGCCGGCACCGATATTACCACGGTGGCCGGGATCGTCGGCCATAGCAACGTCCAGACGACCGCCCGCTATGACCGCCGTGGAGAGCGAGCGAAGCGAGATGCAGCCGGCAATCTTCACATTGCCTATCGGCGCCGTGACGAGCGGTAGAAATTGTCTCTACAAACCGCTTGACTTGTAGCTACAAATAGTATATAGTGTAGCTACAAGTCAAGCGGTTCACCGAAAGGACAAAGAAATGCCCACCTACGCCATCGCCGCCGAGATCAAGACCGAGCTGGCCGAGAAGTTCGCCGAGTCCCAACACATCGGCTACGACACCCGCTATCGGGGTGACTACTACGCTGTTGATACGGACGGCGATGGCTTGCTGGACAGCGTCTACCACGCCGAGGAAAACCGCCAGTGGAATCCCTGGAGCGACAGCGCGGTGGCTGTGCCGGCTAGCGCCTGCTTTGACCACGACGGCTATGACTATGCCTGGGGCGACGACGGCAACGACGACGGCGAGCTGGCCGCATCGTTCGCGCTCCAGGGGATGCTGGAGCAGGTCGAGGTAGCTGACGATGGCGAGTGAAATCCGTCTGCGCGTCCTCGGGGACGAGGAGAAGCATCTTGATGTGATCCGGCAGTATCTCAACTGGGGGCAGACGGATAGCGAGATTATCCGCAACCTCCTCCGCGAGAAGGCTGAAAAGCTCCAGAAGGACAAGCAGCCCGCGCTCAACCGCATCCAATACCATACGCGGGCTATCCAGTCCATCCTCGACGACGAGGCTGCTCGCCAGCAAGAGATCGAGGACGCTGCCGAGATTGATGAAATTCGCCGGGGAGTGTAGCGTTACTGACAACATGTGCCTGCTATGCTGCGACGAAGGAGGATTACCTATGGACTGGACAACCGCAATTCTGACGATGAAGAAGAACGACACCTATTCTCCGGACTGGTGGGAGGCGCTGGAGGTTATCGAGCGCGCCGTCGGGTGCGATGATCGCGAGTGGATCTATACTGGCTTCTGGAATGGCGATGAGACGGTTGACCAGGTCAAGCGGGACTGGGCCGAGGAGACACAGCGACGTGCCGATCTGCAACCCTGATGCAATGTCGCCGGCACCAGCTGGCGGTATACTCTTGGTCAAACCTTCTCCTCTCTCTTCTCTCCCACACGCGGCTCGCACTTAGCGGGCCGTTTGTGGTTTAGTCTGCAATTCACGTGTAATTTACGCGCAATTTACGTGAAACTTAGGCGAAATTTACGCGCAATTTACGGGGTACAGAATCGGCCGGGTTTGGTCTACTCCAATGGCCCATCTCCGCAGCGGACATCTTTAATAGGCCGCGTAGCCACCGCTCTGCAATCCTGTTGGTATCCACTTGAGATTCTGTTGGTATCCTGTTGTTATCCTGTGCATACCCAAAACAGCCGTTTCACCCCTTTGCTATGCAGTACTTTGCTCCACAAACATCTTTTATAGGGCGCGCAGCTCCCTCATTGATTCCCACATGTGACTGGATAGTTACCTTATTATTGACAAGTAGCAAGGATGTGCTACAATCCATGACAGATTATCTACCTGACCTGATGCGAAGAACGCGCGGTCATCAAGATTCCTTCCGAGGGTTTTGATGACCGCTTTTGGTTTAGCGAGAACGCGAGGCCCACCATGCCGGCCGCCATCCCGCCCCCGACTGAGAAGGACGCGCCACTCTACGGCGAGATTGTTGAAGAGTTTCTCGGCAACGAGTGGCACACGACCTACGAGTCGTACTCGCTGCCCAACGAATTGCGCGAAGACCCCGAGCCGTTCAAGGCCCGATCCCGGCGCTGGGCGCTAGCGATCGCCGCCGAGGAGGGCGCGGCCAAGCTCGCGATTAGCTACTGCCTGAAGGCTGGCCGGATGGAGCGGAGCCACATCCGCATCACACGCCAGCGACCACTGCCCATCAAGATGCCGCGGCTCTTCAAGAGCGAGTCGCCCGCCGACTAACCGAATATCGACCAGATGCGATGAACGCGCGGTCACACCACTCTCTCGGGAGTGCTGTGGCCGCGCGTTTTTGTAGTTTCAGGAAGGACCCGAGATGGAGATCGTGAATGCCGTTTTGAACCTTATCACTCGATCAGCACCAGGGATGCTGCTCGCGCTGATCGTCCTCGATGTCGTCAGCGGCCTGCTCAAAAGTGCCAAACAGAAGCGCTGGTCCAGCGACGTGAGCTACGCCGGGATGACGCGCAAGCTCGGCATGCTGCTGGCGCTCGGCCTGTGTTATGTCTTGGAGTCCTACTCCAAGCTGCCGTTTGTCATCATTGCGTCGCTGTTCTATAGCGCGACCGAGGGCATGAGCCTGGTCGAGAACCTGGACGCGCTCGGTGTCCCCATCCCCCCACAGGTCGCCCAGTACTTCAAGAAACTGAACACCACCGCGCCGCCGGCATCCTCCTTTACCGATGTCGTGACCTCGGTGACGAAGCGAGACAGCGATGATGACACCACTCTTCATTAGTGAGCTGATCCGCGTGATCCGCTACGCCTTCAGCCAGCGCCGGCGCGCCGCACGGCATCGCCGCCACCGGCTGGTCCGGCTGGCTATACAGAAGCAGCAGGTGCGCCGATGACCTTCGCGATCGACCGCACAACCTGGCGCAAAGACCGCCGGCCGGTGGGCACTGGCTGGGATTACCGTGTGAATGGGAGGAAGGGTACAAAGCTCATCATCCACACGACCAACGGGAACCGCGGGTCATCCTTCGAGGGTGAGTGCAAGTACCTGTTTAACTCCAACAGCGTCGGCGCCAACTTTGTGGTCGGCAAGGCCGGCCAGATCGCCGAACTCGTCCCGGTGGCCCTGCGCGCCTGGCACGCCGGCGTCTGCAAGGCCGGCTGGACCAACAACACGACGATCGGCATCGAGTGCCACCACGCCGTCGGCGAGACCTGGACCATCGCCCAGCGTAACGCCCTGACCTGGCTGGTCATCAAGCTCATGGTCGAGGAGGGCATCGGCGTCGGCGACATCGACACCCACCGCGAAGTGGCCCTGCCGCCTGGCCGCAAGATCGACCCCAGCGACTGGACCAACCGCTCCTTCTACGACTGGCGCAACAGCCTGGACGATGTGTCCGAGATGCCCAGCTGGGCCTTTCCGGCCGACCCCGAGCTGCTCGACGAGTGGACGGCCAGCGGCAAGCAGTACAACGGCAATCTCTTCGCCCCAGGATGGGCGCTGACCCCGTTGTTCGCCCACACCGATGGGCAGCGCTATCAGATCTATGAGCGCACGGCGGCCCGGATCACCTACTCCGGCGCCATCGAGTGGCTGTTTACGGCCGAGGTCGAGGCCCTGAAGAAAGCCCGGGGGCTGTAGACGTGCCCGAGCTGACCGCCAAGAACGTCGCGATGAAGCGCCGCGGCCGCCTGTACCGGGCGATCGTGCGCGGGCTGAGCAGCCACGCGGAGGTCCAGCTGGCGGTCCCGGAGGCCGTCTGGTCCATCGTCGCCGATGGCTGGCTCTCCGGCCCGCTGGTCAAATCAAGCAGCGGGATTCCGGACCCGGACTACCCGACCGTTCGCTGGCGGGCCTGGATGTTCCAGAACGGCACGGTCATCCTGCAATCAACGACCAACCCGGCCTATATCCGGCTGGCCAGTCTGGCGGCCGAGGCTCGGGCCAATCCTGCGGACACACCCACGCGGGGCTTATAGGCGGCACACAAGCGCGGCAGTGACGATCCAGCAATCCCAATGGATACGAGCCGCGCACCGCCGCACCGACTAAAGGACTGGGCCAATGGCACGTACAAGCAGCATCACGCCGGCCCAGGCCAAAAAACTCGAAGCGGCCTTCCGGGAGACCAGCAACGTCGCCGAGGTGGCGCGGCTGACCGGCATCAACGCCGACCGGATCCGCCGGTGGAAGAAGGCCAGGGACAGGCCCAGCCCGGAGCAGCTGCACCAGGAGGGTCTGGACAAGATCAAAGAGGGCCTCCGCCTGATCGAGCGGAGCCAGAAGGCCAAAGCAGGAGACCCCTAGCGATGAAGAACGCCACCATCGAATGCACCGCCCACTCGGCCTTTGGCCGCACCTGGTGCACCTACCGCTGGATCGGGCCGAAAACAGGCGCGGTGGAGATCAACCGCCACGTTCTCCGCCGGGAAGAGCGCCACATGCCCTGGCCGCTGCGCGAGATCGACTATGACGTTCTGATGCAGCGTGGCACCTACGTCCGCACGGATGTGGGCTTTGGCATTCCAGCCCTGGCCACGGCCGGCCGCGTCGCCGCCCACCGTCTGCTCGGCAGCATCAAGGCGCGCCTGATCATCACCGCGATGGTCTGGGGAATCGGCTATGTGCCTGAGTATGAGGCGCCGGACTGGCGCCACCTGAAAGGTCAGAGCAAGGAATGAGCGACGCCGAGCAGCAGGCAACTGAATCAGGGCTGACCGCCAAGGAGCAGTTGTTTGTTGGCTTTTATCTCCAGCACGGCAACGGCGCCAAGGCCGCCCGCCAGGCCGGCACCCCGGCCAAGACGGCGCGCAACGTCGCCTACGAGCTGCTGACAAAACCTCACATCAAGGCCGCGGTGAAGGCTGGCATTCACGACATCATCCCGGCCGCCGAGATCATCATCAGGATGGCTGAGGTGGCCCGCAGTGATATGTCCGACTTCTGGACCATCGGCGAGGAGAAGGTAGAGATCACCAAGACTGAAACCATCGAAGAGGTGGAGGAGGTCGTGGGCAAGCGCGGAAAACCCATGGATAAGGTCACCGTGATCAAGCGAACCATCGTCACCGAGGAGGCGATGCGCCCGGTCACCATGCTCGACCTGCGCAAGGCCAAAAAGCTGGGCGTGCTGCACCTGATCAAGAAATATTCCGTTGGACCCAAGGGCGAGTCGATCGAACTCTACGACGCCGAGGCCGCCCGCAAGCAGCTGGGCATGCTCCACGGTCTGTGGATCGAGAAGAAGGAGCTCTCCGGGCCGGGCGGCGCCCCGATTGAGATCAACGAGATCGTGGTGAGTAAGACCCATGAAAAACCTATGGAGGACTGACCAGGGTCGCGTTGCCATCGACCTGCACTACGGCCAGACGCTGGCCTGGGAGAGCCTGCGGCGGTTTATCGCCGTCATCGCCGGCACCCAGTCGGGCAAGACGAGCTTTGGGCCCTGGTGGCTCCAGCGTGAAATCAAGATGCGGGGACCCGGGGACTACATGGTGGTCACGCCGACGTTCCCGCTCCTTGAGGTCAAGGCCCTGCCGGAGTTCCGGCGCCTGTTCGAGCAGACGCTCAAGCTCGGGAAGTACGTCGGGTCACCGGTCAGGCGGTTCGAGTTCAGCCCGGAGGGATTGCGCAGGATGTTCGGCGCCGGGGCCGACCCGACCTATGTCTACTTCGGCTATGCGGCCGATCCGGACAGCCTGGAGAGCGCCACCGTCAAGGGGTTGTGGTGCGACGAGGCGGGGCAGAAGAAGTTCAAGCTGGCCTCGTGGGAGGCGCTCCTCCGGCGGCTCAGCATCCACGAGGGCCGGGCGCTCATTACGACCACGCCGTACGACCTGGGATGGCTCAAGACCCAGATGTACGACAAGTGGACCAAAGGGGACACGTCGATCGAGCTGGTGAACTTCGCCAGCATTATGAACCCGGTCTTCCCCCGCGCGGAGTACGAGCGGGCCCGGCGCGACCTTCCACTGTGGAAGTTCCGAATGTTCTACCAGGGCCGGTTCGAGCGGCCGGCCGGGCTGATCTACGGCAACTTCAACACCGACAAGCACACCTGCCCGCGCTTCACGATACCGAGCGACTGGCAGCGCTACCTGGGGGTCGACTTCGGCGGCGTCAACACGGCGGGCCTGTTCTACGCCGAGGAGCCGACGACCAAAAAGCTCTACGGCTACCGCGAGTACAAGGGCGGCAACAAGTCGGCGAAGGAGCACACGGCGGACCTGCTGGAGGGGGAGCCGATGGTCCCGGTGGTGGTCGGCGGCTCCAAGAGCGAGGGCCAGTGGCGGCGGGAGTTCCGGATTGCGGGCCTGCCGATCCAGGAGCCGGACATCAGCGAGGTCGAGGTCGGCATCAACCGCGTCTACGGGGCGCACGCCCGCGACGAGATCATCTACTTCGACGACCTGGCCGGGGTGCTGGCCGAGAAGGGCTCCTACAGCCGGGTGCTGGACGCCGACGGTGAGCCGACCGAGGCCATCGAGGACAAGAGCAGCTTTCACTTTCTGGACGCGGAACGGTACATCATCGGCCGCATCCGCAGGGGGCAGTAATGAGCGCACAGACACCAATCTTTGTCGAGGAGATCCGGCCCTTTGGCCCTGAGCAGTTCGCACAGATCCAGCGCAGCATTGCGGAAATGAACGCGCAGCAGGTCTACATCTGCTCGATGTTTGGCCTGCCTGCGCACGCCTTTGAGCCGGAGTACATGCCGGAACCGGAGCCGGCCGCCGAGTCGCCCTATGATCCCCCGCCGGCACGGGTCGAAGCCCGCAATGAGAACAGCCCGCGCAAGCCGTGGCAGTCGCGCAAATGGGCGCCGAAAGGACGGAAGTAACCATGGCAAACGAACGCACACTCCGCGATCGCGTGACCGATATCGTTGACAGCCTGGTACAGGGGACCGCCATCAACTGGACCAGCCCGACCGTCAATCAGCTGATGGATCTGATCGAGCCGGCCGCAGCGCCCACCGAGGCTATCAAGAGCATCAGCGCGGCCGATGAGGAGTCCTACCTCATCAACGATTGCCACTCCTTCAATGTGGTCGGCAAGGACAACACCTATATCGCCAACCTCGATGTGGTGCGCCGGCATGGAGTCGCCCTGCTGACCAACCTGTCGGTGCACCACGCGCACCGCCGCAAGGGCCTGGCCCGCCGGTTGTTCGAGCAGGCGTTCGCCTATTACGGCGATGAGACGCTGTACCTCAACGTGTACGGCTTTCACGATCGCCCGATGGATGACGGTCAGCTGACGGACTTCTACCGCAGCCTGGGCTTTGTGCCTATGCTCACAGCCCCTGGAATGATGGTCCGCCATGGACGGCGCGGGGCGGCTGAGTAATGGAGCGCCGCACCCGCCAGCTTCTTGCCTTCCTGTGGTCCTGGGTCGTCGATACGGCCACGTGGACCTGGCGCCAGTTGCTGCCGTTCCTGGTGGCGCTGGTGCCGTTTGTGGCGGGCTGGCTGGTCGGGTCGCTGGTGTTTGCGGCGCTGTGGACGTGGGCGGCGGTGGCCGAAGGGTATACGAGGGGACGGCAGGCATGAGCGTACTTGGCGACATCCAGCGGCGGTTTGCCCGGCTCCGGCGCAAGGGCGTCTCGACCCACCCCGAGCTGGCCGGCCGCGAGCACCTGTACTCGTCGGCGCGCACGGGCGACAGCACCTATGAGATCGACAACTACTTCGACTTCGCGACCACCTACATCAACTATGTGTGGGTCCGCAAGGCCGTGGGGCTGATCGCCGACAACATCGCGCCGCTGCCCGTCAGGGTCATCAAGGACGATGGCAAGGCCGTGCCGAGCCACCCGCTGACCGAGCTGTTCAGCTATGCCAACGACACCATGGACCCCTCGCACGTCTGGCGCCAGGACATCATCCACAAGCTGCTCGGCGGCGAGTCGGGGATCGAGATCGTCCCCAACGCTGCCGGCACCCAGGCCACCGAGTTGTGGCCGCGCCGGCCCGACCGCATCCACGTGCTGCCCGACTATACGCGCCTCAACTACCCGCGCATCGCCGAGTACGTGTTCAACGGCCTGGACGAGGAGCCGATCACCATCCCGGATAGATGGATGGTCTTCGACCGCTTCTACAACCCGCTCAACGTCTGGCGCGGCATCTCACCGATCCGGGCGGTCCGCGAGGGGATCACCCTCGACATCCTCGGGATGCGCTGGGGGAAGAGTCTACTCAAGGCCGGGGCCAAGCCCGAGTACGCCATCACGTCCGAGGAGTTCCTGACCCCCGACGAGCGCCTGCGGCTAGAGAAGCAGGTCATGGAGAAGCACGGCAGCGCCCTGCCGTTCCTGCTCGACAACAAGACCAAGATCCAGCCCTTCAGCTGGGCGCCGAAAGACATGGAGTGGATGGAGCAGCGCCAGTTCAGCCGGGACGAGGTTGGCGGGATCTTCGGCGTCCCCGATGAAATTATGGGGTATGGCCGCGACACCTATGAAAATTTCGAGACCGCCCTCCGGGTCTTCTGGCTGCTGACCCTGCTGCCGCTCATTCAGCGCCGCGACGTGCTGCTGACCAAGCACTTCAAGCACACCCTGCCGATGCTGCGCCCGGGCGAGCGCATCGCGACCGACACGTCATCGGTGGGCGTGCTCCAGGACGACGACGCGCCGCGCATCGAGAAGGCCGGCAAGCTGTTCGATATGGGCGTGCCCTTCAACAAGATTGACGAGCGCCTCTCGCTGGGCGTTGGGCCGATCCCCGGCGGTGAGGTCGGCTATCTGCCCGCCACCCTGCTGCCGGCGGACGCCGTGGCCGCACCACTCCCGCCGCCCCAGGCCAAGGCCGCCAAGGCCGGCCGGCCCACGGCCCAGCGCACGGGCCGTGCCCTCCAGCGCATCCGCAAGCAGGTGGCAACGAAGATGGAGACGGCCGTCGACGGCTACTTCACGGACCTGGCCAGCACGGTGGTGGCCCGGGCCAGGACGGCGAAATTCGCCGCAGTCTGGCAGAAGGCGATCCGGACCAAGGAGCTGCCGACCCTCGACATGCTGATCCTCGACGAGGACCTCGCGGGCCTCACGACCATCGTCGGCGATTACTACGTGCAGGTCTGCGAGGCCAGCTGGGAGACGTGGAACGCGGCCCTCGGCCTCGATGTCTCGTTTTCCGCCGATAACGCCGCCGTCGTGGCGGCCCTGGCCGACGCCGGCGACCAGGTGGCGCTCATCGATGAGGCGACCAAAGCGGCGCTCCAGGAGCTGCTCCAGTACGCCGCCGAGCAGGGCTGGACCGTGGCCGACCTGGTGAAGGGCGACGACGAGCACCCCGGCCTGAAGGCGCTCATCCAGGAGACCTACAAGGGCCGGGCGCGCACCATCGCGCGCACCGAGCTGGGCACGGCCCAGAACAAGGCCACGCTCGGCCGCTACGGCAGCGAGGGCGTGACGAAGGTCAAAGTGTTCGACAACGGCGACGACGACCCGGACAGCGCCTGCCAGCAGGCCAACGGCCAGGTCTGGAGCCTGAAGAAGGCCAACGCCAACCTGCTGGAGCACCCGAGCTGCACCCGCGCCTTTGCGGTTGAGTACGACGAGGAGGAAGACTAATGCCACCTGCATCCATCATCCGCAAAGAGGCCACCATCGAGGTTCTGGCTAAGACCGCTACCGGCGGCCGCATCCGCATCAACACCGCATCGTTCGACCGCGATGGCGACCGGGTCTTCCCGGCCGGCGCCCAGGTTGATGATTACATGCTCAACCCGGTCGTGCAGTGGGGGCACAACTACAAAGATCCCTGGGCCACCATCGGCCGCACGATCTCGATGGAGATCAGCAACGACGCGATCGACGTGGAGTTCGAGTTCCGGCCGGCCGCAAACGAGCACGACCCGCAGAACATCATCCTCCTGCTCTGGGAGGGCGGCTGGGTGCGGACCTCCTCGGTCGGCTTCAAGCCGCTGACCTACAAGGCCAATGCCAGTGGCTTCGACTTCCTAACCTGGGGGCTGCTGGAGTGGTCGCTGGTGCCGATCCCGAGTAATCAGGACGCGCTGCGCCTGGCCGTCAAGGGCCTGGACGCGCTGATCGACATGCAAGACCTGCCTGGGCAGGCGGCCGAGGATGTCACGCCCGATGGCACCAAGGAGCTGTCGCTCGACCGCTGGGTCGATGCGGTCAGCAACGCGCTCTACAGCGCGCTGTGGGAGGGCCATGGCTACGACGGCGTGCGCCGCCACATCGTCGCCATCTATCCGACCTACGCCATCGTCTGTATCGGCCTGACGTTCTACCGGGTCGACTATGAGCTGGCCGAGGGCCTGGTGGTCGTTCCGGATCAGGCGGCATGGGTCGAGGTGGAGCAGGAGTGGGCCGAGCTGTCGACCACCCTGACCACGCTGGAGCGCAGCTGGACCCAGAAGGCCGGCGCCCGCCACAGCAAGTCGGATGTGGAGCGGATCCAGAGCATGCACGATATGGCCTGCGAGCTGGGCGCGGCGTGCGCGAAGGAGATGGACAACGAGGATATGCCGGACGACGAGGCTATGGATGAGGAAAAATCAAAGGGGGTGGTTCACGACGGCGAGGGAGATCCAACCGACCAGACGGCCCTGACCGGGCTGAAAACCGCAATTGGCGATTTACGCAGCGCACTTATGCGCAAGGAGCAATAGCAATGCCCACCGAACTGGAAACCCTGACGGCTGAGATTGCCGAGATGACCAACGCCATCAAAGCGGGCGGCCTGGTCGATATGGACGCCATCAAGGCGGCGTTCGCCGAGAAGTTCGCCGAGCTGACCGCGCTCCAGGCGAAAGAGGCCCTGGAGAATGCGCCCGTCCGGCGCGTGCCCGGCGCCCTCATTGGGCCGGACGGCACCCCGATCGCCAAGTCCAACCGCTACTACCGCACGCTGAAGGCGCTCTCCGAGGATGGCGAGGCCCGCATCGGCATGACCCGGGTCAAGGCCGTCGACGTGTACCTGGCCGGCCTGATCCTGAGCAAAGCGCACGAGCTGATGCCCGACCGGGTCAAGTCGCCCTCGGACGACTTGAAGGCCGCCCTGAAGGCCCTGACCAGCGATGGCGCGGGCACGGGCGATGAGTATGTCCCGACCAACATGGCCCAGACCGTCTGGGATGACATGTATCTGGCCTCGCGCGTGGCCGCCCTGATGCAGCAGATCCCGATGCCCACCAACCCGTTCGAAATCCCCCAGGGGCTGGGGTCGGTCACCTGGCGCAAGGGCCGCGAGAACACCTCGACCACCCCGAGCGACGCCGCGACCGCCAAGAGCGTGCTCACGGCGACCGAGCTGGTCACCGAGCAGAACTGGAGCTACACGATGGAGGAGGACTCCGTCGTGGCGCTGATGCCCGCCCACCGCGCGCGCCTGGCCCAGTCCGGCGCCGAGATGATCGATGACTTCGCGCTGAACGCCGACGCGACTAACGCCGCGACCGGCAATATTAACCTCGACGACGCCGCGCCGGCCGCCGACACCTACTACCTGTCCGACGGCCAGGATGGCATCCGCCACCAGTGGCTGGTCGACAACACCGCCCAGACCGTCAACGCGGGCGGCGACGCCCTGATCGATGGCGACATCACTGGCACCATGGCCCTGATGGGTAAGTACGCCGTCGACCCGGCCAAGTGCGCCATCATCACCGATGTCGCCACCTACCTGAACGGGTTTCTCAAGCTGGACACCGTCACGACGTTCGAGAAGTTCGGCGCCGGCGCGGTGGTCCTGACCGGCCAGCTGGCCAGCTATCGCGGCCTGCCGATCATCGTCTCGGAGTCGCACCGCAAGGCCGAGGCCGATGGCAAGCGTGCGGCCGCCGAGGCCAGCAACACGCTCGGCAGCTTCAGCATCGTGAACCGCTCTATGTGGTACACGGGCTTCCTGCGCGACATCCTGGTCGAGGTTGACCGGGACATCCAGAAGCGCCAGTACATCATGGTGACGAGCTTCCGCGAGGCCATCGCGGCCCACGGCACGCGCTCGACCAACACCCACACCGCCGGCTGCCGCAACATCCTGGTCTAGGCCAGGCCCTAACGTGTAATCTCCCGCGCTGCTTTCGGGTGGCGCGGGCTAGCCCCAAAGGAGGCCATCAGTGGCCAATGAACTTGATCGCGATGATGGCATCGATGTCACCCTGACCTTCGCCATCGCCAACCCGGGCGCCGCCGCCACCACCGACCTGACCCTGGCCCAGGGCAACGCCGGCTTTGTCGTCCCGGCGGGCTACCAGTTCCACCCGATCTGCATCTCGGGCGCGTCCAACGCCGATCTGACCGCCGGCACGGCGACCTTCAAGGTGACCCGCGACGGCACCGAGCTGACCAACGGCCCAACCGCCGCGCTGTCCGACACCGTGCAGAAGAAGGCTGGCGTGCAGCGCGTCGATGCGGACCCGATCGCCGCCGGCGTGGTCGTCGGCGTGAGTGTCACCACCGACGCCGGCTATCTGCCGGTCACCGCCGACCTGGATGCCATCCTCGTCGGCAAGCTGCTGCCGGCCTACTAGGCCCAGGCGGCCATCATTGTTCCGTTAGGCAAGGAGGTCCATCGTGCATCTGCGCTGTATTAGCCGATACTCAACCCCCAAGCGCACGGTTGAAGTCGGCCAGGTGGTCGAGCTCGACGACGCGGACGCCGCGTTTCTCCAGCGCGACTCGCCCGGGTCGTTCGAGGTCGTTGAGGTCGACATCAGGATCGAGGTCAGGGGTCCAGTCGAGGAGAAGGCACCGGCCAGGCCGCCGCGCAACAAGGCCGTCGAGCAGGCGCCGGAGGTTAAGTAGATGTCGCTGCTCTCGCTTACCGAATGCCGCGCCACGGTCAACACGGGCGTCAGCGACACCAACCTCCAGGCGATCATCGATCGCGAGGAGGCCGACCTGGTCGACCGTCTGGGCGATGCCGGCGACGGAACCACCGCGCGGACCGAGACCGTGGCGATCGCGAGTGGGAGCAGCAACGTCTACCTGAGCCGGCGGATCGCAAGCGTCACGAGCGTGGAGGAGGCGGCGCCAGGCGGGAGCTACAGCACCGTCGCCGCCACCGCCTACGAGGTCTGGAGCGCACAGGGCATCGTCGAGCGCGTCAACGGCGCGTGGGCCGGCCGGGTGCGCGTCACCTACGTGCCGACCGACGAGCGGCCGCGCTGGAAGCGGGCCCTGATCGAGCTGGTCCGCATCGCCCTGGAGCGCACGGCCATGCAGGAGGAGAGCGTGGCGAAGGAGTTCAGCTACGTCGCCCCGCCCGACTGGGAGGCCGCCCGCTCGAACATCTATCGGACATTGGTTTTACCGCGAGTCTGAGGACTCGGGAGGAATATCTACCATGGCTGAAGTTACCCCCACCGTCTACACGGCCGGCCGCGTCGCCGTCAGCTCGGCCAACTACTCCGACAACCTGACCGCGGCCACGGCCGGCAACAACTACAACATCGCCAACAACGGCCGCGTCGGGCTCATGCTGGAGTGCACCGCCGGCGGCACCGCCACCGTCGCCACGCCCAACAGCGTCGACGGCAACGCGATCGCCGACCTGACCCTGACCCTGACCGCCGCCAAGATCAAGATCTGGGGCGGCTTCCCGCCCGCGGTCTACAACAACTCGAGCGGCAACGTTGTGGTGACGGTCTCGGCCGCCACCAACCTGTTTGCCTTCCGGCTGGGCTAGGCGATGCACACGCTCATCGCCGACCAGGACGGCAAGGTCTGGTTTGAGGTCGACCTCGATGGCGCCAGCGCCCGCTTCTCCGTCACCGGACGCAACGGCGTGGACTTCACGCCGGGCGAGGCCACCTTGTGGAGCCAGGGGCAGATTGACCGCCTGCTGGCCGAGCTGCTCGGGGCCTTCGCGGTGGCCCAGCCGATTGGGGAGACGTCGCAATGAGCATGGACGCCCACCTGATCCACACCTGCACCGTCCAGACCGCCACGGTGGCCCAGGATGACTACAACCACGACGTGGAGACGTGGGCGGCCAGCATCACCGGGCAGCGCTGCCGCCTGGTCATCGGCGAGGAGCGGGTGCCGTTTAGCGAGCTGGCCGAGCGCCCGGTCGTCACGACCTACGCGCTCTACCTGCCGGCCTACGTGGCGGTGGCGCCGGGCCAGCGCATCGTCGACGTGACGCTGGAGGACACGACGGTCGAGCCCGGGCCGTTTCGCATCGAGTCGGTGCTGGCGCGCCGGGGCCGCTCCCAGCGCCACATCCGGCTCAATCTGGAGAAAATCTATGTCCAACCTTAGTAATAAAGCGATTGATGCATTGCTGGCCAGCGGCGACGCGGTCAGCCAGCACGGCCGCGTCTACATCGCACGCGACATCGTTGAGGGCATTCTTGCCGGCGTGGTCGAGGGTGCTCGGATTGCCACAGAGGAGGCGCCCGATGGCGCGCAGGAAAGCCCATCTGGAGTGGCGCGGGGACGCCGTGCTGGCGCAGCTCACGCGGCGCGCAGTGGCGGCGACGGGGGAGATCACCAATCGGATGGAGGCGGGGGCCAAGGCGGAGCTGTATAAGCCTCGCCACGGCGTCCGCACCGGCACCCTGCGGCGCGCGATCACCCGGCTCCCGGTCCGCGTGGAGGGCAGCAGGGTCATCGGCGGACTCGGCACCGGCCAGGAGGTCAGGAAGTACGCGCTGGTCCAGCATCGGCGCTACGAGTACCTGACCAGAGGCCTGAAGAAGACCATTCCCAGCGTCGCCGAGATTCTGGCACGCCACATGAAAGGACGGGGCGGATGATCGATCCCCTGGCAGCCATCATCAAATACGCCGGCAGCGATGCCGCCCTGGCCCTGCTCATTGAGGGACGCATCGCCGAAAAGCATAAGTTCGGCCTGGCATCAAGCGACGGCTGGACCGCTGGCCAGAAGGCCCTCGTCATCCGCGATGACCCCGGCAGCCAGCCGGACATCGACACCGAGGTCCATGTCGGCCGCCTGGAGGCGCGCTGTTACGGCGAGCGCCCCTCGGAGGCCAAGCGGATCTACCTTGAGCTTGTCCGGATCTGCCGTGATCTGAACAAGGCAACCATTCTAACCAGTAACGGGACGGCACTGATCTACTGGCTGGTGATGGACTCGTCGCCCATGACCGGCATCGACCCGGATGTCAACCTTGATATGGTGGCCGTCTCGCTGCGCTACAGCGTGCACGAGCAGCCCCTGGAGAATTACGCATGAGCGCCATGTCGCCCTACGCCCAGATTGTTGGGCCGGCCAAGATCTATCTCGCCGCCTACGGCACCGCCGAGCCGGCCGTCGACGCCACCCCCGGGTCGTCCTGGGTCGAGCTCGGCCCGACCGCCGGCGACCAGGACATCGCCCACGACGGCGACCTGGAGGAGTTCCGCGACAACGACCACCAGGGCCCGGTCAAGGTGACCCGGCCCGACGAGGATGTGCTGGTCCACTTCACCGTGGTCGGACTGACCCTGGAGCATTACGCCCGCATCATCAACGATGTGAGCCAGGTCACCAGCGTCACGTCCGGCGCGGCCGCCGCCAAGCGCCTCTCCCTGAAGCGCGGCTTCACGCCGACCGAGTACGCCCTGCTCATCAAGGGCGACGCGGATTCGCCGTATGGCATCTTCCCCGGCCAGACCTACATCCCACGCTGCGTCCAGGCCTCGAGCCCCAACCCGACCCGCGGCAAGGCCCAGCGCGCCGAGCTGGAGTGCGAGTTCAAGGCCCTGGAGGATGACCTCCAGAGCGTTGACGAGGACAAGCTCGGCTGGTCGACCGTCCAGACCAGCTAGTCCACCCGGTTTCTCTCTGCGGGCGGCTCCGGCCGCCCCTCGTCTCTGAGGTATGTATGGCTGAGTTTACATTGATGGATCTCCCGCCCGAGCCACTTACGTTTCGCGATCGCCAGGGCGTCCGCCACGAGGTTAAGCGCCCGAATGAGTTCGGCCTGATCTCCCTGGCCAAGTTCGATAAATTGCAGCGCGAGCAGGCCCAGCTGATGGCGAAGCTCCAGGGCATCTCGGCCCAGAGCAACAACAAGGCGCTGAAGCAGGCCGAGCAGGACCTGGCCAAGGTCCTCGACGACATGGTGACCATGCTCGCGCCGGACCTGCCCGACGAGGTCAGGGACTCCATGACCTTCCTGGAGCGGATCGGCTTCATCCGCTGGTGGAGCGCCGAGACCGCCGGCGACCAGGTGCGCCCCGTGGGGGAAGCGGCGGCGGGGAAGACGGAACCGAGTCCGAAGAAAGCAGCGACCCGGAAGAAATCTTCGCCCGCCTCGTCCGCTACTACCGAATAGATCCGGAGTCGTTTTTCCGCCAGCCGCTGTGGATCCTACTCATCCTGATCCGCCAGATGAACGTGGTGGAGGCGGCCGAGGAGCTGAGCGCGATCGGCGTGGCCACGGCGCCACACCTGAAGCGATCAAGCTTTCGCGAGAAGGTCAAGACCTTGCAGCGCATCGCCCGCAACGGCAAGGGGCGCGAAGAGAAACAGAGCGCCTATCCCGACGCCATCCCTGACCCGGTGGCCGCCGCCGAGTTTTTCGCCGGCCTGGGCGTCCGGGTTCGCACGAAAGGACCACCGACCGATGAAGAAGGAACGCCTGTTCTGGCAGGTCATGTATCGCAGCCTGCTGGCGATGGCTCAGGCCATCAAGACGACCAAGTTGAATGACCCGCCGCTCCGGCAGGAATATGTCAAGCTCGACCACGACCCGGCCAAAGCGGCCGCGTTCTTTGCGGCCCAGGGCTGCCGCGTCAAAAGCTCCTAACAACCGAATCCCGCTCCCTCGCGCTGCCGCCGCCACCCGCGCCCGCAGCGACTGAGCGTCCACATCGCCGCCACCCGCGCCCATGTGCATCGAAATCCCTTTCGTATGCGCCTGGGCGCGTTTTAGGTGGTGTGGTGTGGGAACCTTCGATTTAGGTAGCGCTAGTCTTGGCACAGAGATAGATTTATCCGGCCTCCACGACGGCATCAACAAGGCACGGAGTGACGCCGAGTCCGGATTCGGCGATATCGGCGCGTCGATCGGCAAGAGCCTGACGACCGGCATCGTCGCCGCCGGCGCCATCATCACCACGGCCCTGGGCGGTGTCATGGCGGGCGGCATCACCTCGTTTATGGGCTTCGAGCGCCAGATGAACGAGGTCTTCACGCTGCTCCCGGGGGTCACCCAGCAGGCCATGGGGCAGATGTCGAACGACGTGCAGGCATTTGCCATCGAGTTCGGCGCCCTGCCCCAGGACGTCGTGCCGGCGCTCTACGAGTCGCTCTCCAGTGGCGTGCCCCCTGGAAATGTCTTCGACTTTCTTGCTGTTGCTCAGAAGGCGGCTGTGGGCGGCGTCACCGACACCAAAACCACGGTCGACGGCCTGACCAGCGTGGTCAACGCCTACGGCTCCGATGTCCTCTCGGTCCAGCAGGCCAGCGATCAGATGTTCACCGCGGTCGCGTATGGAAAGACCACCTTCGCCGAGCTGGCCGGGTCGCTCTACAACGTCATCCCCAACGCCCAGGCCCTCGGGGTCAAGTTCTCCGACGTGACGGCCGCGATCGCCGCGATGACCGCGCAGGGCGTGCCGACGGCGCAGTCGACCACCCAGCTGCGCCAGCTGATGATCGAGCTGTCGCAGGCCGGCGGCGAGACCTCCGAGATGTTCACCCGCATCGCCGGCATGGGCTTCAAGGACTTCATCGCCTCGGGCCGCTCGCTCCAGGACGCCCTGATCCTGATGGAACAGGCCGCCCAGCAGAGCGGCGTCGGCGTCAACGACCTGTTCAGCAGCGTGGAGGCCGGCAGCGCGGCCCTGACCCTGACCGGGCGCGGCACCGAGTCCTTTACGGCCGCCCTGGACCAGATGCAGGGCAGCGCCGGCGCGACCGATGCGGCCTATGCCCAGATGGACCAGGGGATCGGGCGGAGTGTCGACCGCATGAAGGCATCGTTCGCCGTCCTGCTGGCCGATGTGGGCGAGCGCCTGGGGCCAACCTTCGCCGTGTTTGCCGACTGGATCAACGCCAACATGCCGATGATCAGCGACGTGGTCGGGCAGGTCTTCCAGGCCATCGGCAACGCCATCGCCTTTGTCCTGCCCTACTTCTCGGCCTTTGTCCAGGGGGTGCAGCAGGCCTTTGGCATCTTCATTGAGCTCGGCTCGGCCGCCATGCAGTGGGGGCAGAACATCGCCCAGCAGCTGGCCAACGGCATCCTGGCGGGCGCCGGCGCGGTCATCGACAGCCTGGGCTATATCGGCGACCTGATCACCTACTGGCTGGAGCCGCACTCGCCGCCCAAGCTGCTGCCCGACATCGACCAGTGGGGCACGGACACGGCCCAGGTCTACCTCGACGGCTGGGGCCAGGCCGACTTCGGCGTGTTCAATCAGATGGGGTCGACCATCGAGAGTCTCCTCAAGGGCATGGTCAGCAGCGGCATCCTGCCCGAGGAGGGCATGATCCCGATGCTGCTCGGCAGCCGGGAGGCCGTGGCCGCTGCCATCAACGAGCTGCGCACGACCGGCAGTGTCTCCGAGGCGGCCTTCCAGGCGGTCCGCGACAGTGCGGGCGCCGCCGGCAATGAAGTCGACCAGATGTTCCGCTCGATGGTGGCGCTCGAGCAGGCCAACCGCGCGGCAGCCGACGCCCAGGCCGAACTGAACGCGATCACCGACCGATACAGCGCCATCCTTGACCCGATGGAGGCCGAGCTCCAGGCTATCCGCGACCAGCAGCAGGACCTGCGCGACACCCAGCGCGAGGCCGAGCTGCAGAAGATCATCAACTCGGTCGGCGGCGACGACTCGATCCGCGAGGCCGCCCGGCTGGAGCTGGAGGCGCTGCTCTTAGAGAAGAAGATCCGCGAGACCAGGGCCGCCCAGAACGCCGAGGAAGAGTCGGCCGAGGCCAAGCTCGACGCCGCAGCCCAGGCCAAGGCCGCCCTCGAAGCCGAAATCGCCCTCCAGCGCGAGGAGATAGCCGCGCGCCAGCGGCACAACGACCTGATCCAGCAGCAGATCGCCCTGTTGACCCGGCTCACCGAGACTTCGGCCGGCGGCGGGGGTGGTGGTGGCGGCGGTGGGATGGACGACGCGGCCAGAAAGGCCGAACAAGCCGCCAAGGCCCAGCGCGACTATAACTACGCGATCGCCGACACCGAGACCAAGCTCGGGATGCTGAAAGAGGAGCAGGCCAAGTACACCGAGGCCGACGCCGAGTACTGGCGGCTCCAGGGCCAGATCACGGGCATGGAGAAGCAGAAGCAGACCGAGCTGGAGGTCTCTGCCAAAGCCCAGCGCGACTATGAGCTGTCGCTCATGTCGACCGAGGACCAGCTGCGCTCGCTCAAAGAGGAGCAGGGCCGGTACGCGGTTGGGAGCGAGGACTACAACCGCATCCAGAAGGATATTGATAAGGTCGAGAAAGAGCGCACCCGCCAGCTCGAAGAGGTCGAGAAAAAGAATACTGAAGCGGCCAAAGCGGAGCGCGACTATCAGTACGCCGTCGCCGACACCGGCGGCAAGCTGGATATCCTGCGCGGCGAGCTGGCCAACACGGTCGAGGGCTCGGCCGATTACTGGCGGATCAAGACCCAGATCAACAGCCTGGAGCAGACCCAGCAGCAGGAGCTGGCGGCGACCAGTAAGGCCATGGGCGGCGCGGGCGCGGCGGTCAGCGGGCTGGCCGGCGGGGTCGGCAACCTGAGCGGGATGCTGCCGCCGCTGATGGGCAACATGGGCGCGGTCCAGGGCGCCACCGAGACCGCCGGCGCCGCGGCCAGCACCACGTCCGAGCAGTACGCTGCGATGAAGGACAAGCAGCTGGAGGCCGCCGACGCCGCCGGCGCCGCCGTCTCGCCACTCGGGCTGGTAGAGCGCGCCCTGGCCTCCCTGGCTCCCTATGCTGATGCGCTGGGCGGCGCGATGCTTGGGATGGGCGCCGTGCTGCTTGGCCCGCAGGTCGCCGGGGCGCTCGGGGCGATTGGCAGCGCCCTGGCGTTCATCGTCTCGCCACTGGGGCTGATGCTCGCCGGCGCGGCCCTGCTCGGCATGGCCTGGACCACCAACTTCGCCGGCATCCGCGATGTCACGATGAAGGTGATCGGGGCGGTGATGGGGGTGATCGGGCCGGCCATCAGCCTGGTCGTCTCGTGGTTTGAAGAGAACGGCCCGGACATCGTCGCCTTCTGGACCACGACCTGGAATGACATCGAGGGCGTGGTCTCGACGGTGCTTCAGGCGGTTGGCAGCGTCATCACCACGGTGTTCGGCGCCGTGCAGACCTTCCTGAGCACCCACGGCGACAAGATCAAGGGCTTCTTTACAAAGGCCTGGACTGCCATCAAGACCATCATCACCGGTGTGATGTTTGTGGTCAAGACCTGGATTGTCCCGGTGCTGACCGAGATTGCCGCCTTTATCTCGCGCAACCAGGACGCCATCGTGGGCTTTATCACCGGGGCGTGGGACCTGATCAGCGGGATTATCGGCGGCGCCCTCGATGTCATCAGTGGCATCGTCAACGTGTTCATGGGACTGTTCACGGGCGACTGGGATCTGATGTGGAACGGGGTGATGCAGATCCTCCAGGGCATCTGGGACGCCATCAAGGGCGTCGTGGTGGGCGCGCTGGAGATCATTGGCAGCACCATTGAGCTCGCCTGGAGCGCCCTGGGTTCGGCCATCTACCTGGCCTGGAACTTAATTCTAGACATTTTCGGCGCGGTCTGGAACGCGATTTTGCTGGTCATCGGCACGGCCCTGGGTGTCATCCTCACCGGGATTACGACCGCCTGGGACGCCGTGTCGGCGGTCTTCATTGCGGCCTGGGATACCATCTCGACCTTCTTCAGCGGGGTCTGGGATTTCTTCTCCACGCGGGTCAGCAACGGACTCGACGTGGTCAAGGGCGCCATTCAGACGGCCTGGGATACCGTCAGTGGCATTTTCAGCACGGTCTGGAACAACATTTCAACCTTCTTCAGTGGCCTATGGGATGGCCTGACGGCGCGGGTCAGCGGCGGCGTCGACGTGGTGAAAACCACGGTGCAGACCGCCTGGGATACCGTGTCGGGGATCTGCTCCACGGTCTGGAACGCCATCAAAGACACTATCTCGGGCGTGTGGGACGGCATCAAGCTCGTCATCGACACCGTGCTTGGGCTGATCTCCAGCGCTATCTCGGGTGTCTGGACGACAATCAAGGACGTGGCGACAACCTCCTGGGACGGAATCAAGGGCGCGATCAGCGGGGCGTGGGATGCCATTAAGCTGGCGATCGACACGGTACTGACCACTATCAAGGATGCCCTGACCGGTGCCTGGGACACCATCAAGACAGCGGCCTCTACGGCCTGGGGGGCCATTAAGGACGCACTGATCGCACCGTTCCAGTCGGCCTACGACACCATCTCGGGGATGGTCCAGAGCTTCATCGATATCGGCACCGACATCATCGATGGCATCACCGGCGCCATCTGGGGCGGCGGCGGCAAGGTCGCCGCCGCCCTGGTCGGCGTGGTCAACAACGCCAAGGATGAGGCCAGGGCCGCGGCCGAAATCCAGAGCCCGTCGAAGCTCTTTGCCCGCGATGTCGGCGCGCACCTGCCGGGCGGCGTCGCGATGGGCGCGGAGGAAGCGATGCCCAGCGCGATGGACTCGATCCGCACCACGATGGACACGCTGTTCGCCGGCAGCATGCCGCTGGCGCTCGGCGGCGGCCTGTCCCTGCCGGGTGTGAACCTGCGCGCGATGCTGCCGACGTCGGTGCCGTCCCTCGCCCAGGCGACCGGGCTAACGGCCGAGCGCGGGATGCGGGGCGGTGCAGCTGGTGCTGGCGACACCATCAACCAGTACTTCCCGCCGGTCACCGACACCGCCCAGATGCGCGCCATTGCCAAGCAGGCTGCCCTGGACGCGATGGACCGCACCGGCGGGTCGGCCGTCATCCGCCAGCAGACACGGAAGTAGGAGCACCTATGCCACACGAGATGCTGATCGAGCACGGGTCGACCGTGCTAAACCTGAACGATATGAGCCGGGACTGGACCTACCGGATCGCCCACAACTCCTGGGCGCCGCGGGTGGCCCGGCGCTCGCGCTCGCTCCTCGCCGACTGGCCGTATGACACCACGGTCGAGGACTACGCGCTGATGGTCCAGGGGCAGACGCCCGAGGCATGCATGGACGCGCTGGCCGCGCTCGTGCTGGCCTTCGACAACGCCCGCAAGTTCGAGCAGGGGCTCTCCAGCACGCCCGTGATCTGGAAGGTCCGGCCCGAGGGCGCGCGCCAGATGCTGAGCAGCATGATCCTGCCCGACCCGGAGGACCCGGAGAATGTGTCGTTCGACACGTCGTTTCTCAAGGGCGCGGCAGGCAAGTTCCAGAAGGTCGTGCCGATCCAGTTCCGGCGCCGCCCGCTGCTCGTGCGCGCGGCCGAGGAGACCTCGACCATCAGCACGGCCGGGATGGGCACGGTGCAAACGGTCACATGGGCCGACAGCGCCGACACGGTCAGCCCGGTGCGGGTCCAACTCAACGCGGCGACCAACGGCGGCGTCATGCCCGACGTGCGCGCCGGCGTGGTGTTAATCAGCAACACGGCCGCCGACATCCAGATCCACGAGGGCGAGTCGTTCACCATCGGCGCCCCCTGGACCTCGCAGGCCGACGTGGCCAACTACGCCTCGGGCGGCTCGGTGCTGCGCTACACGCCGGTCGTCACCACGCGGGTCGAGGTCCTCAAGTCCGGCATCTCGATCCCGGCCGGCACATGGGTGCCGGTGCTGCTCTGCCGCAACAACACGGCCGGGCGGGCCTACCTGGCCGACATTGGCATGCGCTACCTCCAGCGCACCGTCTACACCGGCGTGGGCCTCATCGACCTGGCGGTCACCACCCCGACCCACGTCATCCTGCCCTCGGTCACCATCACCGACACGGCCACCTCGCTGTACATCGGCATCCAGGCCATCTCGACCGGCGGCACGCTCGACATTGATGCGGTCGCCTTCCTGAACGTCGCCAACCCCGAGGCCTGCTTGATCGTCCACGGCGCCTCGGTCACCGCCCTGCCGGGCACCCGGGTGGACCTGAGGATCGACCCGCAGTACCTGACCGGGCGCGAGCCCACGGCCCTGGCCTACTACGGGCCCTCGACGGCCGCGGCCTTCTCGACCATCGACGGCGACATCAGCATCGCGCTCTCGGGCGCGTCGGCGACGGCGCTGTGGCTGCCGCTGGATACCCTCAACGCCTGGACGCTCGACGACCGGCCGACTGCGGTCGAGTTCACCGCCTATCGGCAGCGGGCCTCGCTGATCCCGCGCTAGGAGCCCTATGAGCCGCTACAACATCGCCATCTACGACCCGATCAAGGCGCAGACCATCGCGACCTACACCAGCCGTCTGCGCCCCGACTCGCTTTCCCTGACCGATGCGGCCTGCTCGTTTGAGGTCCCGCTGCCGCCCTGGGAGTCGGTGCGCTACCTCGATAACCAGCGGGTGCTTCAGATCTGGGTGACCCGCCACGGCCGCATCCGCAAGTACCGCCTGGCCACGCCGACGCTGCTGCCCGACGGCGTGCGCTTCGAGTCGGCCGGACTGGTCGTGGCGCTCGACGACGACGACTATACCGACCTCTGGAGCTCGACCGACCTGGGCAGCTGGCTGGTGATGAACCCTAACTACAACTCCCGCTACGGGGAAAACTGGACTATCGACACCAACAACCGCCTTTTCCTCGGGATGACCAACAACGCGACCTACCCCAACAACGCAGGGTATGCCGGGGCGGGCTTCTTCGCGCCCGCCGGCGGCACGCGGCCGGTCGCGGTGGCGCAGTTCGACGTGGCCTTCGTCAATATCCCGGCTAACTTCCGCTGGCAGATGATTCGGGGCAACCGCGACTTCACTGGCTTGGCCACCCAGACGTTCCTGCTGTCGCCGGGCACGAGTACCTATGCGTTCTGCCAGACGCTGACCACGCCCATGGATCTGATCGCCTTCGAGCTGTTCAACCTGACCGGGGCGCCCGCGCTCTACGTCGGCGAGACCGGCGCCTCCCGCGCCGTGATGACCAACGTCCGCGTGGCGACCAGCGTCGCCAACCTGGTCAGCACCACGGTGACCAGCGGCGCGATCGCCATCGGCGTGGCCTCGCCCACCGTGGCCAGCGTCGCCAACCTCTACGTCGGCCAGCGCGTGGTCATCAACTCCGGGGCGGCCGACAGTGAGAGCGTCGTCATCACGGCGGTGGGCGCGACGACCCTCACCGCCGTCTTCGCCAAGAACCACCTGGCCGGCGCCACGGTCCGCGCGATCTATGTCTCCGACAAGGAGATCATCGAGCATGCACTGAGCCAGGTGACCACGCTCAATACCGCGAGCGGGCTCAGGACCAGCACCGCGCTGATCCAGTCGAGCGGCCGCGACCTCGCCGACAAGCAGTGGTCGGCGGCCAGCCCGCTGGCGGTCATCAGCGAGCTGGCCGCGCGGGCGGACTACAGCTACGGCGTGCGCCCGGACGGCGCGTTGTACTACCACCCGCGCGGCACCTACAGCCGGGCATGGTCCGTGCGCGCCGGCGACATCGTGCTGGCGCGGCCGGCCGCCGGCCTGGTCAACAGCGTGCGCGCGCGCTACGAGAGCAATGACCGGGCGGCGGTCACCGCCTATAGCAGCGACACGGCCTCCATCGTCCAGAACGGGCTGACCCGCCGGCGCACCATCGGCGCCGACACCGGGAGCGCGACCGAGGCGGGCGTGATCCGCGACACCAGCCTGGGCGACACCAAGACCCGCAAGGTGCAGAGCAGCATCACGTTCCGGCGACTCTTTGATCGCGGCGGCGTAGAGTATCCACCAGACAGTGTGCAGCCGGGCGACACGATCACGATCGCCAACCTGCCGGCCGGCCTGACCGGCTCCAACCTGCGCACGTTCACCGTCGCCGAGGCCGCCTTCGACCCGGTCACCAGCACGCCGAGCGTCACGCCCCAGGAGCCGCTGCCGCGGCTGGATGTCCTGCTGGCGCAGGGCATTTCCGCCAGCACCAGCCCCACCACCGGGGGCGTTGATACCCGCGATTGATAAAGGAGAGATCACCATGAAATCACCCGCCCTGCTCACGCTCCTGCTGGCCGCGCTCCTGGCTCTCCTGATCGGCCTGGCGCGTCCTGGGGGCGCCCACGAGATCCCGGCCTACGCCGATGACGCCTATGCGCTTGGCGATGTGCAGGCGGTCACCCAGACGCTCTGCCACACGGGCCTGGATGGCGACCACGCCACCATCCTCCAGTCGCTAACCGCGCCGACCACGGGCACGTACCAGCTGACCCAGGGCCGGCTCAGCGGCCAGTACCTGCCGCGCATCGTGACCGCGCCCTGGACCGGCGTGATCACCGGCGATGTGCTGACCTGGTCGCCGAACCTGCGCGATCCGCGCATCGTGGTGCTATGGGAGGGGGCGGGCTGCCTCTTCCGCATGCCGGTGATGGAGCTGCTGCCGCTCGTGGCGGCCGACGAGGCGTACGCCGTGGACGGTGCGGCGGTCGAGACCTTTGTCGCATGCGCCGAGTATGGGCGGAGCGTGGTCATCGTGCTGACCGCCACCGATAGCCAGGCGCGGCGCTACAACCTGGGCGTGGATACGACCGGCCTGATCGTCAGCCACACCGGGCTCGTGGCCGTGGCGGGGGAGACGGTGGACTGGCTTCCGCACGACCCCGGCGACCGGGCGACCGTCGTCATCGGCGGCGGGCCGTGCGACGCGCCGGTGCTGCGGCTCTGGCGGGTGACCCGGGTGTGGCTGCCGCTGCTGGCCCGCTAAACCACCACCGCCCCTGGACGTGCTCCAGGGGCGGTGGTGGTTCTTGTGGCATGGGCGGGCTAGTCCCGGAACGCTGGCACGAGTGAGATATCGTCGGCGATCAGATAGATGGTGTCGATATCGATGCCGGCGAAGTTGATCCGCTCGACCGTTGCGCGGTTGTACTGGACGAGCACGGACGCCTGCTCGGCGGTGTTGCCGAACGTATCCTTGAGCGAGAAGGTGCCCTGAAGGATGACAAACTCGTAGGCGATGTTGGATTGATCCACGGTTTGCAGCAGGTCCTTCACATCGCGCTTCGCCCCAAACTTCACCAGGCCGCTCGTCAGGTTGTCGTTGATCGCCCACTGGATGACAAGCCCGCCGTCGACCTCTTGCACCGTTTGCAGCCGCTTTAGCCCGCGGTTGCCATCGCCCAGTGCGCGCTCCAGGAACTCGCTCAGACCCTCGACGGCCGTACGCGTTGGCGCGGGCGTCTTTGTGGGCGCCGGCGTTCTGGTTGGCCCGGGCGTTGGGGTGATGGTCGGCGGCACGGTTGGCCGCGCCGCCTCGGTGGCGGCCAGGGCCTGCTGGTTTGCCTCAGCGGTGCCGTTCGCGCTGGACTGGACCACGGTGGCCGTTGCGCCGGCATTGGCCCGCTGGAGGTCGGCCAGGGCCTGGGCGGTCGCCGTCGTGTTTCGCGGCGAGACATAGCCCAGTGCTTGGAGTACGCCACCAAGCGCGCCGCAGATCAGAAAGAGGCCAATGCAGCCGAGCGCCTTCGGTATCTTCTTCTTCGGCGGCGGGGGTGGTGGATAGTAGGGCATATAGGGCGGCTGCGGCGGACCAGGCGGCGGGTACTGCGATTGGGACATGCCGACTCCTTTCAGCGAGATACACCATGCAAGCAAAAAGGAACCGCCCGTCTGATGATCAGACGGGCGGTTCCTGTGGGTCTATTACTGCGCCACTCCCTGGACCGGCTTTTGTGCCGGCATTGGAAGAATGCGCCGCCAGAGGATTATATCGGTTTGCCCAACACCCCATAGCTCAAACTGTTGCCACTCTGAGGAGAAGTGTTCCGGTGCCTGGATCGTTAGCTCGCCCACCCGTGCGTCCCTGGCATCGACCAGGGCAACCGTGACGGCGCGCCTCGCCGTGATAACCTGGCGCTCACGATTGTGCTCCTCTATCAGCGGAAGATAGCGCACGGCGTACTGCCGACCGTCAGCGAGGGCCTGGCCTAGAAGAACGGCCAGTTCGCGATTGATGCGCTCATGTGCGTCATCGCGCGCCTCGGGGAAGCGCTCGGCATAGTCGTACACCACAGTGTGAATGCCGGTCTTAGGATTCTCGGTACTCACTGCGCCACCTCCTCGGCAACAACTTCCGGTGTATTCTCGGCTATTTTCTGTAAAGCCTTTGCCGCAGCCGCCGCCGCCATCGTAGCCCGGATCTCCTTCGCCAGAAGCCGAGCGTTTTCCTTCCTCATATCGACCTTGACCGCAATCTCGCTATCGGTCAGGCCCTCCATAATCCAGTAGCGGATTGCCGCCGCGCGCAACTCCGGCTGTTTCACGGAGGTGCTCCCTGGCGAAAACTCCCGAACTCCCAGCGTGGAATCCTCGGTTTTTTCTCCCTCGGAGCTGGGAGTTGGGAGTTTCCAACTCTGGAGCGAGCTCAGCGGGCCGGCGGCCAGCCGAGGGGCGGCGCTCAGATCGACGGCATAATGCTGACCGCCGTGGGCGACCACGCACGGCCGCGCCATCGTGATCATGGCCTGCCCCACTTCGACGGTAATCTTCTTATCGGCGACCAAACGCTTGACAACATTCCGGGCGTCATTCCCCAGATAGATCCATAGGACGTTCTTCACCGCATCGCCATGTCCATCGAGTCCGAGCGCGCCGACCCGGTCGGATTGCGGGAAGAACAGGACATGCACGTTGTATTCGCGGCCGACGCGGAGCAGGCGACGCAGCGGCACGCCGGCGTCGGGCAGCTCCTCCATGGTGTCATTGATCTCATCCCAGATCAGCCACAGGTCCGAGAAGATGGCATCGGGGTTGTCGCGTTTATGGATCCGGCGCCGATTGAATTCGGTGAACACCGCCCGCAGTCCGGCCGCAATTCGTGTGTAGCCCGCGTCGTCATCCAGTCCGGCCGCGGCCAGGCCGCCCCACTTGCCGCGCCACCACTTAGGATCGGCCACAAAGGCCTCGCCGTGGAGCAGGCGGGTAATTGCCTCGCCCGTCGTCGTCTTGCCCGCGCCGGTGTCGCCGATGATGCCGATGTGCGGCGCAGTCTGGAGCAGCTGGGCGACCACAGCCTGGATCGGCGCGAGGGTGATGGATGGCGACATCGGCGGCTCCTGCTGTGGCGCGAGCTGCTGTTGACGCGGCTCATCCTTCGGCGGCTCCTGCCGGCGGCCAGGGAGACCGCCGACCAGGACGATGTTGGGGCGCAACTTGAACCACAGGAAGCCCGCGAGCGCCGCCACCACGAGGGCGACGGCGACGAGGATGACCTGGAGCGATTGGGCGGCATCTGGTGTCATAGGAACCTCTTAGCGCTTGACCAGGCGCACGATGATCACGCCGGTCAGAACGATCAGCCGCTCGGATGCAAGGGCGATAAAGGCACCCAGCAGGGTGAACAGAATCACGACATAGCCCTGGTAGGCCATACCGCGAGTCGCGGCGCCCCACTGGATGCCGGCGGCGCTGCTGACCACATCGAAGAGGGTAACCAGGAAGAGGACCGGCCAGATGATCCAGCGCAGCACCTTCCAGATCTCGACCATCTTGTGGCGCAGCACCATCGCCTTCACGCGGGGAAGGTGCTGCTCACACAGCGAGATCCCAAGGTGGACGATCGCCGCCGGCACGACGGCCATGCCGATCCACTGATTGAGCGAGAGGATCGACAGATAGCCGTTCAGCACCCAGAGGCCAACCCAGACCAGTTCCAGCACGACCAGGGCTGAGATCAGGCCCCAGTACTGGTAGCGCTGGACCGCCTTGTCCTTGGAGATTGGCACCGGCTCGGCGCGCGTCGCGATGACCTTGCGCTGGCGAGCGGCGATGCTGGGGCGCCGGCGATCGGTGCGCTTCTTTTCTTCGGCGGGTGTGTGTTCTTGAGAGGGAGGCGCAGCGGACTTGAGGTTGCTGTTATCCAGCACCGCGGCGTTGAGGTCAAAAGCGGCGTCCGTCATCGGGTCTACCTACCTTTCCTGGTAGGCAGCCATGCTATACTTTGCCATGGCTGCCGTCTCCTAAACGTTCCGGTGGCCCACGCGCCAGACCGCTCCAACGGTGCTGGCGTTTATGTTGGCCACAGTATACCACCGGGCGCAATGGCGATCATCCTATGAGCGCTCGTGCGCCTCTTGAAGTTCATAGCCCAGGCGTTCCACATCGGCGTCGAGTTCCTCAATTCGCTGCTGGAGCGGCACAACTGCCTCCTCGACCGCCGCGCGGATAATGGCCGCAAGCCCCGCCATGTCGCGCCGTATAGGCGGAAGGAGTGGGTTGTCAGGGAAAATAAAATCCATAATCTGCCGTGCCCATTCTTCCGGAGTCTTCATCCCTTCCTCCTTAGTCATCGTCGTCCAGAAACCCACTGCCGAAGCTGGCCACGTCGGCGGCCGCGGTCGGCGCGATGGTCGGCGGTGCGGGCGCAGCTGGCGCCGATATCGCACGTGCGACACCGAGCATCGCGGGCAGGGCGTTCTGCTGGGTCAGCAGCTCGAGCGCCGGCAGCAGGGCGACGCGCAGGCGCTGGGCCAGGGTGCGCGGGTCGAAGCCGGCCACCTCCGCCCCGCTGATCAGCGCCTCGCCGGCCAGGATCAGCAGCCCGCGCCGCGTCGACTCGGCCAGCAGCTCGGACTCGCTGCCGAACTGGGGCAGCGCCGCCAGGACCGCCTGGAGCAGCGCCACCTCGTCCGGGCCAAGCCGGGTAGACTTGGTGGCGCGCTGGACGGCCGGACTCACGACGCGCTCCCCGCCGCCGCGTACACGACGGCGACCAGGGCGCCGGTGGCATTCAGCGTCAGGGCGAACTGGTCCGGCACCATGGTGTAGTTGCGCGGCGCCCGCTTGCCCATCGCGGCCGCCCGCTCCTCGATGGCGGCGCGCAGGCCGTCGAGCAGGACGCCGCCGCCGGTGAAGAGGACATAGCGCGACTGCTGCTGGAGGACCGGGAGCAGCCGCGCCACCAGGTCCTGGCCCTCGGCCGCGATGACCTGGTCGACCTCGGCGTCGATCGGGACGCGCACCCCCGACTCGCGGACCGTGCGCGAGATCAGCGCCTGCATCGCCTGGGCATCGTTGAGGCGCAGGTGGCCGAGCTGGGCGGCCAGCTGGCGGGCCATGGTCACCGTGCCGCGTCCGAGCTTCTCGCCGGTCATGCGGTAGGGCGCCACGTCCACGTCCGTGCGCTGCAAATCGCCGGTGCCGATGTCGACGATCGAGAGCGCCTCGATGCCGTCGTCGACCGTCTGGCCGTTGGGCTGGCGCGACCAGACCAGATAGGTACCGATCGACTGGGCCTGGGGCATGATGGTCGAGTAGGTCAGCGTCCACCAGCTGACCTGGCCGTTCGACGCCGTGCGCGCGACTTCGAAGGTCTTGCCGAACAGGTGCTCCTTGATTGCCTGCTTCGTCTCCTTCGAGACGCCCAGCCGGTCGCCGCCGCGCATCAGCACGATCTCATCGTTGGGCACGGCCAGGCCGACCGCCAGGTTGTGGATGCCGGACTTGTAGCCGCCGGCGATCAGCGCCTCGACCAGGGCCGCCGCCAGGAAACTGATCTGGCGCGGGTCGCCCAGACGCTCCGAGGTCGTGCCGATCGGCAGCGCGTCGCCGTCCTGCCCCAGCGCCTCGGCGCCCGCCCAGAAGGCCGGTCCGCTGTTCACGCGGTAGCTCGTGATGCCGGCGCCGCCGCGGATCTCCTTGGCGGCCCGGTAGACGGTGGGGACCGCCTGGGTGACCAGCTCGCCGGCCGGGGTCAGCAGCGCGATCTTGGTGTGGCCGTTGCCGTTGTCCAGGCCGGCGGGGACCAGCGGCCCGGAGCCGGCGACGCGGATCGTGCTCGGGAGGCCGAGCGGGAGGTTGTCCTGGAGGTGGTCGAGGATCGTTCCGCCGCGTTGCGCTGTCAGGGTCATGGCCTGCTCCTTTGTCTACAGATGTCATGATATGCAGACAGTATAGCACAGATGTAGCACTTTCTTGTCACGATATGTAGACACATCGTTACAATGTGGCGCTAGCCGCCGGAGACATCAATCAGGATGCGCTTGAAGTTCATTCCATCATAGATTGGAATGAGGTCATCGGGCTGGACGCGCGCATTGTAGTGCTCCTCACCACGCGGCCGATAGCGGAGCTCCCAGCGATCGCCACACTCGGCAACGCGAAGCAGGATTGAGCCGAACACCTCCTCCTCATAGACTTTCTGATACCGGCCAGCGACACAGATGGTCTTTTCGGTCATCAAGGACTTCTCGAGGTGTGTCACCCGCCCTGGCGCGGTCTGGCCTTGCATGATCGCCTTCATCTCGCGGACGCTTTCAAGGAACTCATTGAAGAGCGCGTCGCTCATGGGCGCGGCCTTGGCCTGGGGCGTTGCCGGCGGAGCCGGGCGCCGAGGCGGAGAGTCATCGCGATCGGGCTGCACGCACCCGTTCGGCATGATGAAGTAGCGCTTCTCCAGCTTCTCGATGTAGGCGACGAGCGACCGCATGTACCCGTTCGCCCCAAGCACAAACTCCAGCAGGGTGGTGTGCTGCTCGGGCGTCAGAGCATCGACGTAGAGCTCCACCCCGGTATCGGATTGCAAAACCGTCACGGCGGGGAGTTGGTCCAGACGGGCTTTGATGTCCTCAATATTTGGTCGGTCCATCAGGTCCTCCTTATTCCGGCCAGTGCCAGGTGCCGGGCGTTGCGTCCGAGCTGCGGGTAACGTCGAGCCGAATGAACGCGCCGAGCTGGTTGAACACATGCAGGTCCAGCGTGATCACCTCGACGCCGGGTCCGTTGCCGCCCGGCGTGCTGCGCACCTCGATCACGGTGGCCGGCCGATGGGCGCCCTCGGGGTACTCGCCCTCCAGGCCGCGGAGCACGTAGTGGACGGTGTCGCCGGCCTCGGGCATATCCTCCTCGTCGATACCGGTCTCGAAGAGGTTGATTTCCTCCAGGTTGTCCAGCGACGGATAGGGATGGGCAAACTCGACCGGCGGACGGTTCAACCACGTGTCGCGGGCTTCACGCATCGCCCCACGTAGCACGCCCTCGCGGACCTCGTCGGGGATTGGGCCAGGATCAGGCCAATTGCTGAGCACAACGCGCGGCTCGATGCTGATCTCCTGCGGCTTCCGCCCACGATACCACGCAGTCAGCGCCTCCCACCGCTCGGGCGTCATCACCATCAGCTCGTCGTACCACATCATGCCGCCTGCCGCCTGGACGAGCTGGTGCAGACGGTCGCGGCCCTCCTCCAGCTCCTCGATGTAGGCGATGAGCGCCGGCACATCCTCCCTGGCCAGGCCGGTCACCAGCATGTCGGTGTCATCCGGCTGGGGCGGGACGGACATACGAAAATGGTTTGCGTTTTGGGCGACCGCGCAGATCGCTTTGTCGGCGGCCTGGGCGCGGGCCTTGATGGACTCAAGGTTTGGACGATCCATGGGGCAGGTCCTCCGTAGGAGTGTAGTCAAAGGGCGCGCAGCACATACCGCAGAAGGTATCGATACAGGCCGTCCCGCAGCGGGGGCAGACGAGCATTGTGGTGTAGCCGTGCTGGATGGTCTTAGGGAAGGGGCGCAGCGGGGCGTTCAGCTCGCCGAGCGACACAAGGCGGCCTCCAGCGGTCCAGGTGTAGGGGAGCGGCCGTTTCTCGGCCATCACCGCCCGCTGCGCTGGGTACCACGCCGCCCGGTCCTCGTCCAGGGCCGCCTGGATGGCATCGGCGATCACCTGCTTCAGGTCCAGCGACTCAGACCCGCGCGGCTCGGCCGGCCAGGCCAGCAGCACGTCAAAATCGAACGGGTACCAGGTGAAGGCAATCCAGCCCAGGCAAAGCCGGGAGGTGTAGCCGCGGCGGAAATACACGCCGCCCCAGGCCCCAACGGAGATCAGCAGGCTCCGAGGTTTCATGGCTTCACCCAGCTCCAGCGCCCCCAGGACTCCTGCCGCACCTGGTCGTAGGTAAAGAGCACCGCCAGGGCGTTCTCATTGGCGCTCAGGAATCCATCGTTCAGCTTGCCATCCGGCTCCAGGCAGTGCTGCTGCACCATGTCCTTGAGCGCTTCTTCCAGCTCAAACGCCTTCTGTGCCGGCGAGACGCCGTGGGCCCACTGCACGGTCACCCGCACGGGCGGCGTGCCGGCGCGGGCCAACATATCGAACTGGATGTAGTTTTTGGCGTTGCCGCGCTCCAGCATCGCCGAGGCCTCGGCGGCCAGGTACGCGATCGCCGGCGAGGTTCCCGTGGCGGTCATCCCGTCTGCGGTGAATTCCATGTGCGTCCACTCAAACCCCGGCGCTGAGCGCTCGGCGGCAGCAACGGCCAGCCGGCGGTCAATCCACCAGTGGGCCAGGCGGTCGAGGATAGTTTTCATAGTGCCTCCAGAAGTGCATCGGCTTCATCGCGCAGGCGCTGGAATTTGCTCCAGGCGTGTTGGTAATCCTCCCAGGCCTTGGGATCAGGGAGTTGCTTGATGAGTGCCTGACTCTTTGCGGCGGCGACCTGGGCGCGGGCGTTCAGGGTGCGAACACGGACCGACCCGATCATCTGCCGCGATGGCTGGGCCGGCATCAGCGCGATCAGCGCCAGCAGTTCGGCGCGGGTCAGGTCGGATAACGTTGGGAGCTTCATGCCGCCACCGCCTTCGGCGCGACCTTCTTCTTCGCTGGCTTGGTCTTGCTGAAGCGCTTCGGATTCGTGCAGGTGCTGAAGTGGCTGACCTCCGTCTTATTGCCCTGGGCGTCCGCATCGTAGGGACATGGCTTGTTGTTGGCCGTGCGCCCCCAGACGATGGGCGCATCGCACTCGTCACAGCGAGCCACGCGGGTTGACGGGGCAGCCACTGGCAGCGGCGTCAGGTCAGGGCGCGGGTCCACAGGCGCAGCGGTGGCCAGGCCGAGCAGCTGGGGCTGGCCAGGGATGCGCAGGGCCGGGAGCTTCTGGCGGCGCTCGACCAGGCGGGCCGGCAGCTCCCACGACCAGTCGACCGGCAGCTGGGCAAGATCCCAGATCAGGGCATTCGCCTCGTCGATCGCAATCGTGATCCGCGCGCACGCCGTCGTCAGCTGCTGCTCGGCCACCAGGACCTGGGCCAGCGCATCACCACGGGCCGCTGTGGCCGCTTCCCGGCGCCGCTGGACCTCCCAGCGCTCGTCATTGGCCAGGCAGGCCGCACGTGCCGCCAGGAGCGTGTGGTAGCGCGTCAGGGTCTCAAGGCTCGCGTGCTCCAGGTGGGTAAAAAAGGCGGCGTAGGCGCGCGCCAGGGCCTCCTCCTGCTCGATGATGCGCTCCTCAAGGACCTCGCGCGTCCTGGCCGGCTGGCCCAGGCAGCGCGGACACAGCCGCGGCGCCGTCTCGGCGATGGTTGTGGGGTAGCCGCAGATCGCACAGCTAGTAGCTATCGACATCGTGGGCCTCCAGTTCGGTTTGTTGGACGGTCGGGTGGAGTGCCAGCCAGCGGTCGGCCCAGCGCCGAGCCTCAGTGGCGGCCGCCTCGTCGAGGGCGTAGATGCGGACGCGCTTGCCGAGCCCGACCCGGTGCTGCTTACTGGTCATTTTGAGGCCAAGCTGGCCCAGAAACGCGGAAACAAACTGCATCGGCTTGAGGTCAATGTCTTTGTTGACGGTCAGACCCAGCAGGCTCCAGATCTGCGCCCGCTGCCCCTGGATGATGGCCGCAAAGGTGGGCGGGATCGTCACAGTCCGGGATCTCATGTTAATCATGGCTCCGGTTGTGACACCCCCCTTCTCAGGCTCCTGAACAAACTGGATGTGCTTCAGGATCTCCCGGCGCAGTTTTGCTTGCAGCTGGTAGTTGGCCTTGTCCGGCAGCAGGGCATGGCGCTCCAGCTCGTCGGCCGCGGCGGCCGCCTCCGGGCTGAGCAGCATGGCCAATCGAGCAGCGTTGCGACGCAGGCCGGCGTCGTCCGCCTTGACCAGGACCTCGGTGATGTCGGCCGGCTCGATCTCGTAGAACTGACAGAGGTCGTACTGCTTGAGCTGGGCCATTTCCTCAGCGGTGTGGGTCTGCTTCTGACGTAGCTCCTTGGCCTCGTAGCCCGCCAGTGGGGTAACCGTGCGCAACTGCTGGACGTGCTGCGCGAACACCAGCTCCTTGCCAGCGTTGTAGATCTCGCGGGCCTCGGCCAGCTCGGCCTGGGTGACGTCATCGGCATGCACCAGCCGGTGGCCGTCAGCATGGGCGGCGGCGTAGAACTGGTCGCGCAGGTTGTTTAGCGAGCGATTGCGCTCGCTTTCCACATCGGCCCACAGCGCCAGGTACTCGTCATCTTTCGAGTACATCTCGCCGGCGGCGTCAATGCCGATCAGCAGGCCGGTCTCGGTGGCGTTGCGGACGCACTGCTCTTTCAGCAGCGCGATCGCCGTCGGCTTATCGTGGCGCTGCGAGCTGATCCAGCAGTGGACGGTTTTGGTCTTGGGATGTCGGACCCGCCCGGCCTGCTGGAGCATATCGCGGTGGGTGGTCGGCTGGCCGTGGCCAAACACGAACACCGCGTCAAAGTGGACGGTGTCGATCGAGACACCGGTGCCAAGGCTCGGGCTGTAGACCAGCACGTCCACGTCGCGCACCCGCTCGTTGATGTACTGGATGAACTCCTGGACCTCCGCCTCGGCGCTGTTCTCCCCATGGATGCCGAAGGCGCGCACCTCCGGGTATTCCAGCCCGATCGACTGGATCAGGTTCTTGACCATCTTGATGCTATTGGCGGCCACGGCCACCTTCTGGCCGGAGCGGATGGCCTCGAACAGCGCGGCCTTCAGCTCCGCCTCCAGGTCGTAGGCGACAAAGGTCTTGTCGGCCGGCCGAGCCGTGTTGACGATGGTGTGCAGCTGATCTGCGCCGAGCACGCGGCTGGCGTAGCCGTGCGTGATCCGGCCGGCGTCCGCGTCGAGGTAGATTACCTGGCCGGCCGTCGTCTGGAAGTGCCGGAGGTACTCCAGCACGCCGGATCGCTTGGGCTTGACGGTCGAGCCGGTGGCGTGCTGGAGGATCTGCTCCGACTCATCCAAAATGACATAATCAAATTGCTGGCGGGTCGAGAGTTTCTCGATCGAGTCCAGGCAGATGGCCAGGCGGGTGCAGTCGGTCAGGTCGGCCTGGTCCTCGTCGGTGCCGTTGACCACATCCTCGTAGTAGGTCAGGCCGAGGCGCTCGGCCATGTTGCGCAACAGGTTGCGGCGGTGGCCGACCACCAGCACCGAGGACTCGGCGGCGAGCCGACGCTTCAACAGCTCGGTCTTGCCGGTGCCGATCGGGCTCTTGATAATAATGCCCCGCGCGTCCGGCAGCTCGTGGACCGCCGTGGTGATGTGGCGCGCCTCGACATGGGTGTGGACCGGCAGCTGATAGGCCGGCTCATCGATCCAGCCGGCGGCGCGGATGTCGTTCATGGCGTGCGCGAAGTTGCCGCCGTGGTCAAACGTCACATGGACCTGGAAGGGCGTGGCGCAGGCGCAGGCCCCGCGGCCGTGGTGCAGCGGGTCGTCGAGGTCCCAGATGTAGGCGACGTTCTTCCCCGCGTCGATGACGACGCCGGCGGCGTGCTTGCGCGAGCTGTCCGGGTGGCGCATCCGCCGGCCATCCCACAGGTAGCCCACGCGCTCCAGCTCGGCGGCGATGTCGTGGTCGGCGTTGTAGGCGGCGACGGAGGGGTATTTGCTGGCCGTGTGCTCGGTCGTCCTGCGGGCGGCGCGGTGGATGTGGACGGTGGCGTCGGCGTTGTAGGCGGCCAGCTCGTCGGCGAAGTCGTCCAGGCTGTAGGTCCGCTCCACGTTGGTCAGCGTCCTGGCCGGCCGGGGCGGCTGGTGCTTATGGTTGAGCGTGCCCGGGGCGCGGAAGACGCGGGCGGCGTCGCTCAGCTGGTCGACGTGCCAGCCGTATTTGCTGGCCTGCTGCTGGATCGACCACTGCACGGCCTCGACCGCCTCGACGACGTTGGTCGTCTCGGTCGGGTGGTCGCGGTGCAGGTACCAGTAGGGCTGGATGCCGCCGCCGGTGTGCAGGACAAACGAGGGCGGCGGGAGGTGGCTGATCAGGTTCATGGCGTCCTGGGTGGTCGGCGGCAGATTGGGCTTGGCGTGCACGCCCTCGCCGGTGTCGATGTCCGCCCAGATGACCGCGATCGAGGTGACATCGGTGGACATGCCGCGCTTGCCCCGTGGCGGCCGCGCCGCCTGGGTGCCCAAAGAGACATAGACATGGCCGGCCTTGCGCTTGCGCTCGATGAAGCTGATGGCCTTGTCCAGCTCGTGGCCCTGGAACGGCGTGAACGTGCCGATCTTGGCATCGTCCGGGCGGTCCCAGACGACATACCAGCCCCACGGGTTGGGGTGGACGTGGCTGAGCCAGGAGCGCAGGCCGTGCGGGTCGGCGGGAGCGCTCGACGAGCGGCGTGGGCCAGGGGGTGAATCGGCTAGTGCTGCGACCATGGGGAGACCCTCCGACAAACACAAGAGACCGCCCAGCCATTGCGGCCGCGCGGTTGAGAGGAAGAATATTGATTGACCCTCGTGTTTGTGGTAGTATCTCGGTTAACAAATTCCCGGCTCGAACTTGGACGAAACGTGACGCTCACCGTGGCCCCGGTGGGCGTTTCTGTTTTAGGGTGCCTCATATAGTCCTCCTTCTGGGCGTGCGGATGCCGCGCTGGGCGCGGTGCGCAGCGGGCGAGGGTGGTCTTGTTCAGAACTGATCAGGGTAGGGGTTGAGGTGCGACACCGACGCGACTCGGATGCGACACGCCGGCCTGGGGTGGTGCGACTTTAGTGCGACCGGCTCGCCAGCTGGCGTCCGGGGAGTGCGACGGCCAGTGACACGAGGATCGGCAATGATGGTCTGGCCAGGCCGATGGGATGCCACTGCGGCTTCTTTGGGTTGAGCCGCTTCCGGCGCCGGCCGAGCCGGCCACCGACCGCGTCGCAGCAGCGGCAGCGCGCCCAGCGAATTCCATCCAGCTCGCGGATTTCGGCCGGGACGTAGAGCGCCCCGGTGGTTGGGCAGATGTGCATAGCGACCTCCAGGGTAGACGGAAACATCCAGCGCGCCCAGGGCGGCCGGTGAAGGTCAAGGGTATCCAGATTGGATCTGGTGATAGGAGACGAGGGGCGAACCCTCGCAAAATGCCTGCGCGACGGGGACGTCGCCGGCGAAACACCACAGGCCCGGCGGGCGGACCGTGGGAAACAACCCCCAGCTGGTGGCCGGGGAACCTCTCATGCGGCTGTTAATGCGGCCTATGATAAAACAACCTGCACGAAAAATCCAGATCCAGAAAAATGCCAGGGTCACTACAGCATGAGCAGGAGCATCAGGAGGGGTGGGAGATGAGCTTGTAGCGCAGGCGACACCGGTAGTCGCTGGTGATTTTGAGGTAGCCCTCACGATCCATGCGCCGAATGAGCCGCCAGGTGTAGGGTTCCGACAGGTCGACAAGCTGTGCGATCTCGCGCACAGTGGCGTTCGGGAGCAAATCGATGGCGGCGAGGATGTCCTCATAGTACTGAGGTATCTTCGTCTCACCCCCAGGGATGGTGTTCATAGGTGATACTCTCTCTGCCGCGACTTGCTATCATCCCCCCATCATCTAGGTAAAAAGAACTAAAGGAGTTTTATTTCTTTTATTGCCTGACTATGGTATGATGCAAATAACGGCGCTACTACGTAGTGACGTTGGCCTTGCCTTGATTGGTAAGGTTGGTGCATGGCGGGGGGCGTGTAGTGTCCGGCAAAGAAACTGGCACGTCCTCCCCACCCGCTGCTCACTGCTCATGAGCAAAAAGGCTTATTGCCTTTGATGAGCCATTATAACCTACATGCCTTAAGATTTGTACGAACACCTGTTCGCAAAGCATTACGGCAAAATGACTCCGTAAATTTGTAAGGTTCCAAAGTTGGCTTGTCCGGCTGGCGAATCTGGTTTGTTAGGCGGTTGCGCAGCGAGGACCTCGACAATTCTCACACGACCGCCTGTTTTTGTGCCTGCGCTAACGGAGCAGGCAACCGCCGGTCTAGCGACTAGTCCTCGCTAGACCGGCTTCGCTTTTTGATGAGGCATACTCAGCTTCGAAACGCAATACTTCGCGCTCCTCAATAACGACTGGACCTTTCGGGCCTCCTAGCCGGTCTGCCTTCAACTTTTTCTCTTTGATGAGCTGATAGACGCGCGCTGGAGTTAGGTCTAGTCTCTCGGCCACATCAGGCACCGTCATCGGATTTTCAAAAGCCATAGAACCCTCCTAGCCGTTTTAGTAAGAATACTTGATCGTTTGACCCTTGTCAAGGATAAAATATCATAAAATTTGACTCTTGACAAGGGTCAAACACATGCTATACTCCCCTTAGTTGATAGGTTTCCAGTCTTGCCGGACACAGAACCCCTTCAGCTAAATGCATCAACCTTTACCCAACAGGAGGCAGGGCCATGCCAACCACCACCGCGATCTCCGCGTCCCCGGAATCCCCCAACACCGCCGCATTCATCAATGCGATCCACGCCGGCTACCGCGTCCTCCGGGACGCCCACGGCTGGGCCGTCGGCCTGCGCGCCACCGTCGTCGAGTCCGTTCCCACCAAGCCGGCCGCCATCAAGGCCGTGATCAAGCACCACAGCCTGGACCGCGTGGTGCAGCTGCACTATGCGGCCGCCGTGATCGCCCCGACCGCGCCGGCCGTCGCCGATGCCTTCACGCTGCTGGCCCGCCGGGTCGAGGCCCAGACGCCCGCACTGGCCGAGGATGTTGCGGAGGAATGCTCGACGACGGACGCCATCATCGCCCTGGCCGAGTTCCCGACCAGCGACCTGAGCGGGTACACCGCGATCGAGCTGCACGAGGCCGCCCAGGTCGCCGCCGCCCAGCGCGACGCCGCCGCCGGCCGCGACATGCACGAGATGATGCGCCTGGCCGCGATTGCCCGCGAGCTGCATGCCGAGGTGGACCGCCGCTGCGGCAACGCCCCGATCAGCGCCACCACCACCACCCGCAATCAGGACCGCTACCACCGCCGCGCCGCGAAGGCCGGCCGCCGGTAGCCCAGGCGCCGCGTTCTCAATCAGAGAACGCGGCTTTCCTGATCCCCGATTCCTGAATTTCCCGAATTCCCACGAGGAGATAGCTATGAAATCCGATGGCACCTACACACCGGCCGAGGTCCGCGCCCTGGTCGACTTCCACCGCCGGCACGCGCCCGCCTTCGTCTGCGAGGGCTGCGGCCGCCCGGCCGATGCGCCGGTTCACCGCGACGACAGCGACGACGGCCACCTGTACGTTCCCTCGCATGCCGAGCTGAACCAGGACGCGCCCGCCACCCCGCCGGCGGACCCTGCGCCCGAGCCGGTGCCGAGCCTGGACGATGACGCGCTGCTGGCCATCATCGAGCGCAACGCCGTCGTGACGCGGGCCGAGGCGCTGGCCACCCAGACGGACTGGGAGCAGTTCGGCGCAGGCATCTATAGCGTCAAGCAGCCCCGCCCGATGCGCTCCCTGCTGCGCGCCTGCGAGCATAACTCGAACTTCGCCAACGACATGGCCTACGCGGTGGCCGTCCGCAACGCCCGCCAGCACCGCGACGTGGACGCGCTGCTGGCCCGCCTGGCTGACCGAGCCCACGATCTGCAATGGCAGGCAGAGCATGCCAGTCACACCATCACGATGATCAATGAGGACCGCGCCGCATTGCGCCGAGAGAACAATGATCTGCGCGAGCGGCTCTTGGCCCTCGCGAGCGAGGTGCAGGCCACCCCTTCCAAGTCTCTGCCAGCCACCCCGCACACCGCCGGCCCCTGGTCGCACGATGACGAGGGCTATGTCTACGGTGCCGACGGCGAGCAGGTCGCCGGCGTGTACGAGGGCGACGGCCGCGTCTACGACGAGGTCGAGGCGAATACCCGCCTGATTACCGCCGCCCCCGACCTGCTGGATGCCTGCCGGAAGCTGCTGGATTCGGACGCCCCCGGCGTTGACCCGTCCGGCTATATCTGGACCCTGGCCGTCAGCGCCGCCCGCGCAGCCGTGCGCCAGACCACCGAGTAGCACTTCCCGCCCGCACCTTACCAACCAAATACCGAGACCCGCAGCCTGACGCACCCAGCGTCGACGGTCCCCGGTCACGCGGACGCTTCCGCCTGACATCGGCACTGCGCGGTCTGGAGAGACAACCGACAACCGACAACCACCCACCAGGAGATAGCTATGCACACCATCAATGAAGCCGACCGCGCCGAGCTGGCCCGGCTGGAGTCCACCTACGGCCTGCGCCCGCCGCCGCCCGAGTCCACCCTCGTGCTGATCGACCTGGTTGGCCAGGCTCGCGCCGAGCTGACCCCTGGCCAGCGGGATGCCCTGGTCGAAATGTTCCTGATCGCCCGCTGCAATGGCTGCTCCGGCGTCGACGGCCCGGAGACCTACCACCCCATCGGCGTCCACACGCTGGCCTGCTGCGGGATCGACCTGCACGGTGACCTCTGCCCGACCTGCCGCCCCGAGCCGGCATTCTTGCGCGAGGGCGAACGGCCCACGGTGGTCTGCCTGTGTGGGAGCACGCGGTTCTACGCCCACTTCCAGCTGGCGAACTACGAGGAGACGATGCGGGGCAACATCGTCCTGTCGGTCGGCTTCTACCCGCACTCCCAGGTCCTGGCCCACGGCGAGACGCTGGGCTGCACGGCCGCGCAGAAGGAAGCGCTCGACCATCTGCACCTGCGCAAGATCGATATGGCCGATGAAATCCTGGTTATCAACCTGGGCGGCTATATCGGCGAGAGCACGGCCCGCGAGATCGCCTATGCGACCGCCGCCGGGAAGCGCATCCGCTACCTGGAGTAACGCCGGTTGTTATCCGACGTGCCACCTGTCACCAAAGGAGCCAATGATGCCACTGCCGAAAAAGACCGCCGACAAGGCCACGCTCCAGCGCCTGTTGGCCGATGGCTACACCATCGAGGAGATGGCGACCGCGCTGGAGATGCGCGAGGCCAAGGTCCGCACACCGCTGGCCGCCAACCGCCTGCCCACGCCGGCCGCCCAGCGCACGCCGCGCCGGAGACTCCCGCGATGATTCGGGCAGTCATCCCCAGCCCGCCCTGCTGTCTCCGCCGCCCTGCGCCCCCGCCCTC